AAAGGTGATTGTATGCTATTGGACATACCTGATGAATTTCATCTTCCATTTCCCAAACCCAGATAAAAAACCTAGGATCCGTGAACAATAGAAGAACATCTGGTCTTTCAGTTGCTAAAACTTGCCTCAACATGTTTCTATCACCAAACCCGTTTGTCGGCTTAATGATGAAATCTTCATTGACAACTAGGGTCCTATAATCTTCATGCTTTACTGCTCCGCCAAAGCACTTAAACTTCCACTTACCAGTATTGATTAGACCATTAATCAACCATCGAGCCTGTGTTCCAACTCCGCTTGAACTCAATTGATGATCTGACAATAACAAAATTGTTTTTTTATCTGCCACCACGATATATTACCTACTTTTGAGAAATTGTAATAAAAATGCTTAATTTTAAAAAATTTTCAAGTGCAGTGTTCTGTACCCTTAAACTCACACCAAGTACATGCATCACGATTCTTTAAAGAAATGCCACGTTTCACTGATGTCAACATGTTGCTGACAACTTTTAATGAACGCTTGATGGGAACTTCACCAAGAGATACGGAGAATAGTTCGCAGTGATCTCCCGGCTTGGCTGCTTTCTTTAGAAGAACAAATCCGCATCGAACATTCTTCATATCGACCTGCGGATTCTTTTGACACCAATAGTTTTTATAGAGTGCAAGCTGGGCTTTCACCATGTCATCTGATCGCTTGTCTCTAAACCATCCCCTCGCGGTGGTTTTCCAATCGAGAATCCAATAGATCGTCTCTCCACGTTTTCCTTTTGCCTTGATCACGCCATCGATGAAACCTTTAAAAGCATGAGGATGATTTTCTACTGCCTCATAGAGCTGATGTTCTGCATCGACAACTTCCCATTCCTCAAATGTTTCATCAAGAAACCTTGGAACTTCTGAAAGAATGGCTTCAACTTCCTTCTTAGACTTTTCTAGAGATGCTGGGCTAAAATCTGGATTTTCCGAATGTTTTGCCCAGGCTTTTTCCATGTGCTCAAAAGCAATTTCAGGCTTCATTTCTCTAGTTAAAAGATAATGCTCGCATGAAGCGTGAACAGCAGTACCGAAATCTAATACTGGCGATGGCTTTGAAAGATCAATCTTTTTAATGTGAACTAAGTTGTGACGGTAAGAACACTCTTTCCAGAGCTTTACTTCTGAAAATGAAACGTGTTGTTTGCCCGTCGGTAGTACCTCATAAGAGGGTGTTACTTCTTGCATTTAGGGATAGTAACACCCTCTTATTTGTTAGTTCAATCCTTCGGTTTCTTTGAGATTGCTCTGCCTATTAGCTTTTCCCAATCACGCTGAGGACGAACTTCCATGTTTTTTTGCCACGCTCCATTCATAACCTTTGGATCAATTCCTAAAGTTTTTGCAATTGAGATGAGAGCATTAATGTCCTTGACAAAACAGCTTCCGCCGAAACCAAATGCGGGTTCACCTGTGTCGTCAGCTGGCATCGGACCGGGGACCTTCCAGTGAGAGTTTCCGAGTCGCTTATCAAGAGTAGCGTATTCAATCACCTTGTCATAATCAATATTAGCGCCTTGAGAATCGAGCGCTTGACAAACTTGATAGAACTCATTAGCAAGAGCGACCTTGACGGCGAGATGAATGTTGGTGACATACTTCACCATCTCCGCAGTGGTACTCGACGTTTTTACTATAGGGACGTTAGGAAAAGCAGTTTCGAATATTTGCTTGACTTTATTAATCCACGGACGAGGTCCACCAAGAATAATTCTATTTTGGTTTCGCATGTCGTCGAGTGCATTAGCTTCTGTCAAAAATTCCGGATTGAAGACGACGTGTAAACCTGTTTTAGAAAACTTCTTATTCCACATTTCGACGGATCCCGGTGGCACGGTCGACTTAACAACCGCGATTCTTTCACCAGGTAAAGTTGCTAATTCTGACAAAGCACCCTCTACGATAGATAGATCGGCGGACCCATCTTCATACATCGGTGTCGGAAGACACACAAAATAAACATTAGAAAATCCAGGTGTTCCACCACCCTCATTATCTTGAATTAATTCTGCAATAGATCCTGGGTAACCTGTGACTGGGTCTCCATGGCTTGATAGAGATCCTTTTGCGTACTTTCCAGCCTTATCATAAGCGTAGACGTCGAAGCCTCGCTCGGCGAAAACAGTCGTAAGAGAACCGCCAACGAAACCCTGTCCTAATACGGCTATAGATTTTTTCACTTTTTCCTCTTATAGGTTACGATAAAATCTAAGGCTGGCGATACGAATTGTTTCGATAGAAGTTCTGCATTTTCTACGACGCAATGTCCACCAATACCCCCGGCAGGAGCAGACAACACGGGTCTAACCACATTCGATTTTCCTAACGTCGTATAACCTTCGTTATAAGTTTGGTTATAAGTCGTCATAACTTGATCAAAGTTAGCTCCGAATTTTTCACATGCTTTTTTAGCTTCACCGTGATAAGCGATGCATATACCATAGTAGCTTGTATCGAGTAATTTTGCTAGTTCGGTCGTTTCAGAATTATCGCATAAGATCGTTTTTACGTTGAGAGAATTTAGATGTTCTACCGCAATAGCAGCATCCTCAATCAGGGGCGCGCCTACGAATTTGGGAAACGTCATTATGCCTTCGTATAGGTTGGGATGAACCCCCCTGCATGGAGAATGAACGATCGCAGTTTGTGGAATTAGTTCTTTTAATTTTCTAACAGTTCCTACAGCAACTGTTGAATGAATTATTGTTAATTTCGCTTTTGAGCTTAGTATAATATCTTTTACTGTAGTTACAAAATCGAAAGAATAATTAAAAGGTATCGAAACATTTAATATATCTAAATCAACAAACCCGTCATCTTTATTTAGATCTTTTATAAAGACTTGAAAAGATTTTGAGTTTGTATTATTGTCATAAAGTTTATGAATAGTTTGTCCTATTTCTCCATATCCTAAAATTCCAATTTTCATTTTATTTACACTCTTTATATTCAACTATTTTATTTTTTTGATAAAATACATTGATCATACCAAATGTAAAATGGATCAAAAAGCCTTATTTTATTCGTAACATTAAAATGTTCTTCTAACTTTTTCATCGTAAAATGACGTTGTGATTTTATAGCAGTAAACTTACCATAAGTGGAAATGTCAGGTTCTTTATATAACTTTGGATCCATATCTTCAAACCAAATTAATTGATTAGGACCATCTAAGAAATCTTTAAAATCTTTTATTGCATTAGCATGATCGTATATGTAACAAGAACAACGAAGAATAGTAATAATATTGAATCCTTGTTCTTTTAATCTCCCTCCCCAACCAGTTTGATTTAAGTCAAAGTTGTGAAGATGTTGTTCGTCGCTCGTAATAGTAAAATCGAAATAATGATTTTCAATTTTCGAATTTATACTAGTTACATGATTTGATATCTGATACGGACGTTGCGCGCCAAACCACGCAATTTTTTTGCAAGTATCCGTAGAACTTATATTTTCTATCAAGTATGCATCGATATATTTTTTATAATAATAAAAAAGAGTAGAATCTGAAGCGCCCATAATCTATATTTCCTTTTTTAATTAACTTTAAACATGAATTTGTTCATATGCATGCTTAAATTTTGCATTCTTGATATTCAGGAGTTTTTGTTTTATTGTTATGATGCATTCTATAACGATAGAATGGAATTTTTAGGTGATGTATTTGGTAGTATTCGCCTAATCTTTTTCGAAGTTCTTCTTCTTCCCTGTGTCTCATGGAATCGTTATATCCTCCCGACTGCAAGAAAAGATCTTTTCTATACATGATGCCGCATGACACAGGCTCTTTTTCTGCATACTTTCTTTCGATGATATTTTCGCGATTATCAACTAGGTGATAATCACAAGATACACAAAACGCGTCGTGATTAGACTCCAAATAAGTTTTCATGAAATAACACATGTCTGAAGACACGTAATCGTCTGCGTCGACTCGAATGATAAATTGACCCCTAGCGTTTTTTATCCCCAAATTAGCTGCTACAGCGACGCCTGCGTTTTGGGGTGTCGAAATTACTTTTACGTCGGGTTCAAATATCTTAACCATCTCCAAAGAATTATCAGTGGAGCAATCGTCGACGACGATCACTTCATGATTGACGTTTTTTTGATTTAAAACGCTTCTTAAACAGCGTTGAAGATAAGAACCGTAGTTATAGTTAGTGACGATTATTGAAACATCAGGTGCGTTCATATACTCTTTCGACTTTAACTAAGCTTTTGTTGTCGTTATAGAAAGACAAAAAATTAGGATTGATAAAACATGAGTTATTATAAATAGCTTCAAATTTTTGTTTTGATATTTCCGAATTTTTTTCCATCGATTCTAAAAATTTGATTCTAAGTTCATCGTTATGAATAATACTGGTGTGATGAGACTCGTAGACATCATGCGGGTTAATTTCTCTTAGACCATAAAGCTTTAATCTGTGAATGATGTCATCGTCATCACCGCCCCACGTCGGATTATTTTCATCGAAACCGCCAACCGCAGCGAAGCTAGATTTGGTGACTATCATATTGCCATAGTTGGTTTTTGGCGTCACTCTTCGAGAACTACACTCTGTCGTCTCTTGAACTCGAGAAGAAAAAAAATATTTGTCGTTGCGAGTCAATAACTGAATCCAGTGTCGATGATAGTCCATTCCCAAGAACACGTCGGCGTCAGAGAATGAAACAAAGTTTCCACTAGAAAAATGAGAACCTATATTTTTAGCCTTACCACTATTGAACTTAACGTCATCTTCTATGACGATCCTGTTAATGGCTTTAAGAGAATCCGAAAAAAGATCCAGGTATCTTACCGTTTCTTTTTTTAAAGATTCTCCAAAGTCATCCTGTGAACCGTAGTCGACGAAATTAATCTCGTAAGACCAGGGTTGTTGCTGCGTGACTAGAGAAGAAAACGTTTTTAGAAAATGCTCTTTTCTATTTTTTATGGTGACGACTATAGAAAAATCTATCATAGCGAATCACAAAACAATCTTAGATTTCTCAAGTCTTCCATGTCCATACTACAAGAGTGAGCGGCCTCTGTTTTAGATTGCGAATTTTTATTTAACGTAAAGTGCTTCTCAATGTACTTCGCTCCTCGGCGCGCTGCTTCTTTCGCCGCATCGATTCCAACTACGTGATCAGAATATCCGGACACTCTATTGTCAAAAGCTTGCGGTAATACTTGAAGAGCTTCTTCTAACGTGTGTGGATACTTGGGTACACAATGGAAATATTCGACGTTAGTGTGGTCGAAAGGTAAGCCTAGTTTATTCCACTTGCCTAATGAAAAAAAAGTCTTCATACCAGAATCTAACATCGTCTTACAAAGTTCAGGCTTAAGTTCTATCAACGAGCTGGCTATTTTGTTGTATCCGAGATTTGCTTCTTGGATCCATTGAAATCTTTCTTCGTCAAACGCTGAGGCAAAAAAATCTATGTTTAACCTATCGCTAAATTCTGCCAGGCGAAGAAAATCTTCTCGCTTCATTGACAAGTATTCCCACAATTGGCGATCTTGTCCTGGCATTTTATACGTGTCGAAAAGCTGTACTTTGACTGCGTTTGCGCCCATCATCTTAGATTGTAAGATCATCTGCTCGGCTTTTCTCACCGAACCGCCCCATTGTCCGCATATCTCACTTATGATATATGTCATATGTTTTTACCGTATTTATTTTCTAAAATTTCTACGTCTTCTTTAGTATGGACGTCGTACAACTCGCATATATGAAATCCACAATTAGTAGACAGGTCCTGCTGATAGACATAAGGGCCCCTAAATATTCGAAACGCACCGTTTTGCATGTGGTTGTTGTCGACACTAATGATTTCGTTCTTATTATATGATACGAGTTTATCGATTGCTGCGTCGAGGTGAAAACCTTTTATTTCAGGCGAATTGGGTTGTAGAGAAATATATACGTCACTGGGACCTAACTGGGCGTCTATTGCAGATGCTGCTTCCCTGATCGCGACCTGTTTAAACGCGAAGTCGTTCGCGGTCGCTTCTCCACGTACGAAGACCCTAGCACCGAAAGATTCGGCTAACGATGCGATATCCTTTGAATCCGTCGTGACCCACACATCTGGTGCGTACCTGGATTCTTTACACGCCTTAATAGCCCAATAAATCATGGGTGCTCCCCAGATAAGATGGGCATTTTTGTCCTTCAACCTTTTTGACCCACCACGAGCAGGGATAATCACAACGACCTTCATACGATTTTGTCGATTATATCCTTCGAAGAAGTCCTTGTATCGAACAATTTGTCGTTGGCATCCGAGAAATCTTTTGAAAAATTTGTCATCGTTAAGCGATTCACAGAATCAGTTAGCTCCTGAAAAGAATAGTTGGTGCTCAAATTTTGCACGAACGAAAAGTCATATAGAAAATTAAACGGTTTCGTAAAAGGCTTGACGTGAAAGTTAATAAGAGGAACTTGCAAGGCTGTCGTTTCCTCTATTACGCTAGAACTAAAATTGACTATAAACTCGCTGACTTTTATGAGTTCGAGTGACGTGTGAGGATGCCACGAGACATCATCAAAATTGAATTGTGTTATATCCAATTCTTGGATGGGATCTTTCCCGCGAGTCTTTAATACGACTTTGTAACCTAATTTTTTTATATCTTCGGCTATTTTTCTGACAGGCGAATTTCCTATATCTCTCAATCGGGGATAAAATATAGTGACGTATTTATCATCTACAAGCCCATATTTATTTTTGACGTCTTCAAGATTTATTCGAACATCAAATTTGGGAGTTCCCAAATATAGGTTTTTGTCTCCTGTTTTTCCATAGTAATTAGCCGTGAACTGGCTGGACATGACGACTCCAGCGACGTCGTCTACATATTTTTCGTATGAAGCTGTAAAATCCGTCGAGCAACACAGAGAAAAAATTTTAGATTTATCGAGCGACCGTATCTTGGTTCCTTCCACCGTAAATATGATATCGGAATTATTGATCAATTTTTCATCGTGATCGAAAAGAGATACGTTGTAAGAGTTACAAATACTCTTTAACACGTGGTGATGATCTTTGGCAAATGGACAATTATACTTGTTACTTTTTGAAACAAAAATCGTAGACGATAATCCTCTAAAATTTGCCTCTTCTATCAGCGGAATGTAGTACTTTAGATACGTCATTCCATCCAGGATAAAACCTAATTTTTTCATTATCGTTTATTCTTATTTTCTAATTATCCCTAATTAAAGTAAGAATGTACAGTTGCGGAGCATCGGGCCAAAGAAAAACTGTTTTGATCTTTTGAGTTTTATAATCTACGATCGCTGGGACTTCTCTCCTCACGACATCCGATATGTCCTCGTTCGTAGTATAACTAAATTTTTGATTAGACTTTACGTAATACCAAAATAGTTCGACATTGAGATCATTTTTTAAATCGTCATTCCAATAACAAGAATACAAAAAGTTTTTTGGTGTATAGGCGTACTCTTGTTCTTCGTCGCGTAACCATCCCACTTTATAATTGTCGAACCGCCAATGGTCGCCTAACCCCCAGTCTATCATCGCGGATCCACCTTCGTTGAGGTGTTGCTTACACTTTTCTATAAATCGTAAAGGATCATTGGAAAAATATGCACATCTAGTACAAATTATTAGGTCGTAAGTTTGTTTTAACGACCAATCGTCGTTAATGTTCCAGTTGTCGAGTTGTAAGTCATAAAAATGTCTTGTGGGCGCTTCGACAGTAAGCGTAAAAGAATTCTCTTGATCGAATCCTAAGAATGCTACAGAGCCGCATGAATTTATTTCTCCATCAAGAAAACTAGCATATTCTTTGAATATGACAGGGTCAGATCTTCCCATAAAGCCACCGCTCAACACTGTCTTTCCAGGTTTTGACTATAAGGTCATTTTTAAAATTTCTAGTTAAAGAACGCCCTATGTGAGTAGAAATAGGTCTACCATTCAAGTGATATTCTTCGCCACGTTGACTCGTGTCTAGGATTTTTAGCTTGGATGAAGTATCTCGATAACGAGAAGATATTATCTTTAGAACCTCTGTTTGATATCCATTTTTAGAGATAGTTTCCATAATTTCGCAACCGGTATCTAGCATGATAGATTCCCCAATTTGGGTACCATAATACGAGGCAGTTTCTGGTGTCGTAATTATCTTTTTGAGAGAAGGCGTAAAGTCTAATTTTAGATTTTTGAAAATCTCTACGTCGAAGGCACAAGTAATGACGTTAGGTTTATTCACCATCTTGCCATCTGAATGATGGTATTCGCTTCCAATCATTATGGTTTTATCGTTTAGGCTGTTTAGTAATAAAACGTCCCATTCTTTTTCTAGGACTGCTACGTCGGAGTCTAGAAAAATTCCAAACTTGGAATTCATGCTTCTTAACATGAGATTGAGACAATGAGCGTGACCCAAGCTAGATGTGGCAGATGACAGCTCTTCTACGAAATCAAACTTACTAGTATCGTGATTTTTTGTTATCTCGTCTTTGTTGACGCCAGGTTTATTGACGCCAATCAAAAAACGATAATTCAATTTTTTAGATATCGTAAACTCTATAGTTTCAATTAAAAAATTGGCGAAATATTCGCTGTTAGGTCCACATGGAATTGCTATTTGTAAATCGTGCATCTTACTCACTCTTCCGAGAGTAAACCATTGTAACGTATTCTCTATTGTTAACCAGTCGAGGTGCAGAACCAACTTCGATAAATCCTAATTTCTTATAGAGATTATATGCTATCGTATTATCTCGATAGACATCCAGCCAGATGACTGAATAATCATTTTTGTATAGTTGAATTAGACATTGATAGGCTGCCTTCGCGTACCCTTTACCTCTTTGTAATGGAGAGATATCGCAACCTATGCAGATAGAATTACCTGTATTGTGACTCGTTCTAATATAACCTACTCTATCCGCCCCCCAGTTGATAATAAACCAGGCTGGCGATTTTTCTTTAAACCACTTGGCGGTTTCTTCTAGGGAAATAATTTCAGTATTTTCTAGTTGGCTTCTAGTGGTGAGATCGTTTCGAATATCGTTAATAAACTTTAGATCATCCTCAGATATGGGTCTAAGACTTATCACGACTACTCTCTCAATAGTTGTTGACCGTATCGATGATCTTGTCTAAGTCGGCGTCGCTTAACCACCAACCAACGGGTATGTTAATCATCTTGTTGCAAAATTCTTCTGTGCCATGAAGATCTTGTCTCTTGAAGTCCTTGAAGACGCTGTATCGATCGTTGCGAACGTGGACGACATCCGAAGCTATTCCATTCTTCGCAAGGTTCTGTTTGAATTTTTCCTTGTCGTCGACCAGCAGAGAATAGATCCAATAAGAGGAAGCGCCGAGTGGGTCACGGCGAAGTTTGGTCACCTTCGGATTGTTGATCTTTTCATCATAGAGTTTACCGTTCTTTTTGTGAGATCCCACGATGAAATCTAGATGCTTCATCTGTTCGAGACCGATGATAGCGTTGACATTATTCATGTGGAATTTATATCCGGACTCTGCGATGTCCTGCTCCCAACGAGATCCTGGATATTTTCTGTCTAGACCGAACCATCTCATCTTCTTAATCCTGACGTCATCCGATGTCGACGCCGAACAAATAGCGCCGCCGTCGACCGTGGTCAAATGTTTGATAGCCTGGAAAGAGAAACAGACGTAGTCGGAATGACTACCGATTGGCTTGTTGTCGTACGATGCTCCAAGGGCATGTGCTGCGTCTTCTATGACTTTAATGTTTGGGTCGTATTGCTTGACGATCTGTTGCACAGAATTGATGTCGAATGGTTGCCCAGCCCAATGAACGGCGACGACTGCCTTTGTACGTTTTGACAACCTCTTTTTCACAGACTCTGGATCTATGTTACCTGTTGTAGGATCGATGTCTGCAAATACCAACTTTGCTCCCGTTAGATGAGCTGGTTCGTTGGTCGCCATGCAAGTCATGGGCGTCGTAATAATTTCGGTATCAGGACTGAGATCAGATAACCTATAAGCGAGAGCTAGCGCAGACGTACAACTATTTACTAAAGAGCAATTAGAGTTACCCACGTAAGAACCAAATTCATTTTCAAACTTATCAGAAAATTCTCCTTCGGTTATGACTCCCGCATCAAAAACTTCTTGTATTTTTGCTCCGATATTGGGCGGCACGTGTATCTTAAAAAGCGGTATCATTTTTTATTCCTGTAAAATTCGATAATTTCTATTAACGATTCTTCGAAATTTCTCTTTGGAGTCCAGCCCAACTTTGTTATCTTTTGAAAATCCAACGCATATCTTAAATCGGCACCGGCTCTATCTGAACTATAATCTGCGCTATCTTTAAAGTTTAAATTTAGAACCTTACAAACTCGCTCAACGACTTCATTGACAGAGTATTCTTCTTCAGAGGCAATGTGATAGACTTCGTTTAATATCCCGGTATCAATGACTTGTAATATTGCCTCGACGTTGTCTTCGACGTGAATCCAGTTTCTAACGTACGAACCGTTACCGTGAATAGGAGCTTTTTCTCCTGCTAATAATTTTGTAATAACTCTTGGTATCAACTTTTCGGGATGTTGTCTCTTACCATAGTTGTTCGTAGTTCGAGTCATCAAAAATGGTATATCGTAAGTTCTTGACCAGGCAAACAAAATTTGTTCTGCTGCGGCTTTAGTTGCAGAGTAAGGATTACTGGCTTTGTGTCTGTCTTCTTCCTTGAAGAATCCTTCTTCAATGTCTCCAAAGACTTCATCTGTACTGATCTGTACGAATAACGGACTTACATATTTCTGAGCCGCTAAAGTACTTTTTACTTTGTTGTTCTTTATTATCTCCAACAAATTATAGACGCCCTTGATGTTAGAATTTAGAAAATTAAAACTTTCGGTTATCGAATTATCTACGTGAGACTCAGCTGCAAAATTTACTATGACGTCGCAACGAGGTATTTCTTTAATGTCGCAAATGTCTTTTTGAATAAATTCATAGTCGCCAACGAATTTTATATCTACGCTCGACGCGTAAGTAACCTTATCAATGTTGGTTACACTATGACCTAGAGATAAACACTTTTCTATAAAGTGACTACCGATAAATCCCAATCCGCCAGTTACTAAAAAACGACAAGGTTTCTTTAGTCTTTTTTCCATTTTTTAAATTCGCTCCAGTTCTTAAACTTTATGGTATCGGGATCATCGGGATGCCAAGACGGACTAGGACAATTTATGATGATAGCTAATTCATCGCCACGATTAGATAATTTTATCGGCACGTTAGCTGGAATGATAGCAAGATCTATCATGTTATTTGCATCTTCTTTAGAAGATAATAAAACCATTTTTGTCGTATCATCGGCGAGCGTCTCTATTTCGACGTCGCCCTGTATACAAGTCATATACGCAACTCGACGTTCATGAAGTATGATGTCTTTTTCTATCCGAGGAGCTATCGTCGTAGCATAAACCATTTTAGGCTCGTGACCTTCGTTGGTTTCATTGTCCCAATTTCTATAGATGGGAATCATGTGACCATCGGGTGTTTTTATCTTTTGAATCTTTTTTAAGACTATCATGCTAGGTCTTCCATGAAACAAAATTCTACGTCGGTTTGCGATTGTATAAATTTCTTTAACTCGTCGGTTTTTTCTTCGCTTAAATAATTCGAATCCCATTCGCATGCGTGATATACGACTTCTGTGTAAGGAGAAAAAGCTTGCAAAGCATCGAAGGGAGGATTACAGTTGTAGTAAACTACTTTGCTAAAAGTGTTTTCCGCACCATCATAAATTTTCTTAGCATACTCCTTGGGAGAAAGAGCTAATATTTCTATACCCATTTGTTGAGCTACGTTTATGGCGTCCGAAGACATTCTCCACGCAGGAGGTCTAAACACGGGTTTAAAGACTTCTTTTAATCCCGCCTTGTCGACTACTTCAAGCATGGTTTGAAATTTTTGTATAGCCTCTTCTGCGTTTAGGCGTTGGAACTCGTCGTTGTCACTTACGCCAGGTATTCCGTGATAAAATCCATGATAGCAAATTTCGAAATTTTCTTTTGGAAGCTTACTGATAAAATTACAAAAATCGGGAAAACGTTCAATGCTTAAAGGTTCGATTGTAACTGTTCCTGGTTTAATAGTTCTCCAATAAGATACCGGAACGAAGAGACTAAACTTCGCTTTTGGAAATATCGATATAATTTCGTTACATCTCTCTACGACCTTTATGGAGGCGCGAGGATGCGGCGAAACATCGTCTATACTAATGTTGATTTTCATGTGATAGACTCAAATAAATTTACATATTCTTTTGCCATATCCAACGAATGCCTCGTTGAAGACATTCTGATAAAGGTAGAATAAATTAAGTCCATATAGTTTTCCAAGATATGCGTCAATTCTTCCATATCGGTATAAGAAAAACCGTAGTCTTTACAGTATTCGCATATGCTACCTCCATCGGAGTGATAAAGCACGGGTAGATTCATAGCAATTGCTTCGAGAACATGATTCGCGCCGGCTTCAAATTTAGAAGCCGTAACATATACGTGATAATTCGACAACTCATCGATTAATCCATTTACGTCGTGCGGAGGTAGGTGTCTTGTAAAAGAAATATTTTGCGGTTTTCTCCCAATGTAGGTAAACGTAAATTTTTCAGAACCCAAACAATAATTGTCGAGTTTTTGATAAAAATCGAATCCTTTATTGGCGTTATCTGACCAATGGTGTGTTACAAGATTAATTTTTCCGTCAAAAGATTTTTCATAATCTTTAAGCGTAATAAACTCTGGCAAAGGCGCATTTTGAATCACGCATTGGTTCGAGTTATTTTGATTCAAATATTTTTTTGCCCAATCGCTAGGAAATACTAGAACATCTGCGTGAGGCGTTGTGCTTTTCAATAATTCAAAAAGTTCTGGTTTGCCGTGAGTTCCAAGATCGCCAACCCTTTGAAGAATTTTTTTTCCGAATTTTTTTTTATATTCTAACATCTTTTCAAAACTAACGTTTTGATTAGGTCTAGGGTCGAAACAAACGATTAGATCGACGTCTTCGTTGTTAAGATCTAGTTGTTCTTCGAATAAAACTGAGTGACCACGACTAGTGCATTCACTTACAATAGATGAAAGAACTTTAGAACCGCCACCCCAAGGTCCTTGAACCGGTCGTCTGTTGAAATAAATTTTCATAATTTTTCCCAAATCCTAGTTTGATTAGGTTGGCGATCGGGGGTTTCTCCAAGCAATAATTTAAAATCTTTATCTAGGTTTTGGTAATATAGATCTCTTTGTTCTGCGGCTGAATCTAGGTCTGGCCCTGGTTGTTCGTTTGGATCGTGAGCGTGTTTAATAAAGTTTTCGCAGAATAATCCGCCTTGTTTCATCTGCGCTGTAAGATTTTCAAGCGTGGCGACGGGACTTGGGACATGCTCTAAAACCTCAAATATAAAAACAGCGTCTAGCTTTTCAGAATATTGTGGCAAAGAATTAGGCAATATCGTTATTGGTTCAAAAGTTACATTTCTCAAGTTTCTAGATTCAATTAATTTTTTTAGTCGCCATGCGCCGAACGTAAAGTGTTCGCTTTCTACGTCTGAAATATGCACGCTTAATTTTTCGGCAGGATCAATGTTTTCTAACAGCGTATAGGTAAATGGCGCTACTCCACAACCGTATTCGCAAAAAACAGAATTTCTTTTTACGGTTCTTGTCAAAAATTCTAGATGTACTTGCGTCATGTCTTTATGACGCACGACTTGTCTAAAAGCAGACCAAGCGCCTTGATCTTTGTAGAATTGGAAAATTTGTTCTTCGCTATCTCTAGGTTTAGAAGCCCAAATTTCTTCAAAGGTTAAATTACTTACAGCATGAGTTGTTGCCGAAGCAGGAAGGCTTGGTTTTCTGTTAGGCTTCCGTGTGCCGAGTTCGAGCGCTACATCAGGAGAAACGCCATAATATTCGCACAAATCGTCGTACCAGTTTTTATAATAAAATACATTTTCCATAACATTTAATCTGTAAGTGAGGTTATCAAGTCTCTATACTTTTTGAAGCCTTCGTTTAATTTTAATTTTTCAACTTCAGGTACTGTCGGCGTCGCCGTAGTGACATCATCGGATATAGATTCTTCGGGCAATACTAAATTAGCAATACCAATATTGCGCGAAATCACGGGAATGTTTAACAGCCCACATTCGATAAGCGACTGAGGTCCGCCTTCCGCTCGGGACGTAACGGGATACAAGTCCAGCGTTTGATATAACTCATTTATCGTTTCTTGCGATGGTCTATCAAAATAGGTGTAAGGTATGCCGGCTTGTTCTAGTCTGGATATCACATATTGACGACGCCAACCTGCCAAGACAACATGAATTAGTTTATTAGTCGACCAAAGTTTTTCTACGGCATCTACAAATAGATCCGGACCTTTTTCTAGTTTTGGAGTCTTTAGATCATGACCTTCTGTGTCTCTTTGAAACGATCCAATCAAGTATCCGTTAGACACTAGACCATGCTTTTTTCTTAGCGTCTGTTTATCTTCTGTTGGTCTCCAGATTTTTTGATTAGCCCAATATGGAATTACGTGTATCGGTTTTTTAGTTAATTGTTTTACGATACTTTCTGTGTGATGATTGGGCACGTGATAGGCATCAGTAATAGAATCTCTTTGTTGAAAATCTGATAGCTTGCTTTGATCGAATTTTTCAATAACGATATGATGGATAGTGGTGATTATCTTTTTGCTTGTCAATAGCGCGGGATTGATGTTTTTGTAACACCAGCTAGCGAGCAACCATATTACGTCTGCTTGACTTGGGTCGTTAACTGATATATCTGAATTATCATTGTACCATTCGGTAGCCAATCTATCAACGATCCAGTCTTCCGACGGTCTTAATACGAAAACTTTGTTCATGACTGGAAAATGGCCTTTTCCTTCTCGGCCAACGCGATATCGTGTTCTACCATTCTTTTTACGAGCAATTTAAAATCTACCTGAGGAGTCCAACCCAGAACTTCCTTAGCTTTTGTAGCGTCGCCGATGAGAGTATCTACTTCGGATGGTCTCATGAATTTCTGGTCTATTTTGACATACTTTTCTTTATCTAACTCTGCGATTGCGAATGCTTCATCAATAAATTCTTGGACGGAATGTCGCGTTCCAGTACCGATGACATAATCGTCTGGTTTGTTTTGTTGCAACATGAGCCACATCGCCTCTACATATTCGGGAGCATAACCCCAATCTCTAAGCGCAGATGTATTGCCCATCCTTAGTTCGTCTTGTAGACCGACTTTAATTCTACCTACTGCTCGAGTGATTTTACGAGTAACAAAGTTTTCTCCTCGACGTTCAGATTCATGATTGAATAAAATGCCCGAACATGCAAACATGTCATACGACTCTCTATAGTTTTGCGTGATATAGTGAGCGTATACTTTCGCACAGCCGTAGGGGCTACGCGGATAGAACGGAGTCTCTTCGTTCTGTGGAGTAGATCTTACTTTACCGAACATCTCGCTCGACGAGGCTTGATAAAACTTACAATTTAATTTTGAACGTTTAATAGCATCAAGAAGATTGAGCGCCCCAAGCGCTGTTACTTCCGAAGTGTTAACCGGTTGTTCGAAAGATATACCGACGTGGCTTTGTGCGGCGAGATTATAGATTTCGTCGGGTTGAACTGTTTCTAACATGGCTCTCATGCCTGATGCGTCCATTAGATCGCCGTGATGTACCTCTAGCTTTTGCGAAAGCATTGCGCCTTTTAAGTGACCCCATCTGTCAGGAGTAAATTGAGTAGATTGTCTGATAAGACCGTGAACTTCGTAACCCTTCGAAATTAAAAGATCAACCAGGTAACTACCATCCTGACCTGTAACACCCGTTATGAAAGCCTTTTTATTCATATCACGATCTCTTTTTTACTTCAAGAATAAACGGTGACGCGAAAGGTGTATTGGAAAAAACGCTGGCCAATAATGCCAATTCTTTAGTTTCTACATTTTTTACACTAGCTCTTTGTGAAAATATGTTGGGATCTAATTCTTGATTGCCATTTATGGAGACGGCATCATAGTACATTTGGCACACCATATTCATGGCTTCGTTGCTTATTTCTATTTTCGATTCTTGAAATATGTCTACGAAAGTTTCGAATATGTCTTGATAGATCGACGTGCATGTCGCCGAGTTTAATTTTTCATTTTTATATTTAACAAGCTTGGTTGTCAATAACTTGCTGACAGATTCATGTATATTTTTCATATTGATCCTAGGGCTTCCATATAGCGGCGACTGACGTCTATTATGTCGACGCTCGAGGCAATTTTATTTTGTCTCTCCTTAGAATAATCTAAGACCGGCGGAGAATAAAGGTCGAGTGGCGACATGTCCCAGTCTAAATCATCAACAATCTTTGCGCTTAATCCTGCTATTTCTTTTGTTCCACCGCTGGCGGCTACTATTAGTTTGCACCCTGCGACGCGTGCGTCGACGACGACATTTGGGCAGTGATCCAAAAATGCCAGATGTAAAAAAGTTGTCGATCTCTTGTAAAGAGAGACGCAATCTTCCCAAGAAAGCTGTCCTGTATAAAGGATCCTCGGGTGTTGTATTACGTAATCAGGATTTTCACCTGCTACTACCATGCAAGCTGTTTCAGGCGCTTTTTCTAAAAAATAATTAATGTTATCTCTTAGTCTTTTATGAGGACGCCAGGAAGAAGCACAGGACCACACCTCCGAGTATTTATCCAATTCGACATGGGCGAGTGGCTGGATAGAGCTTATCGTTTCTAGACAAGTACCGTTATTGATTACAATTGATTTTTTAGATTGTCCAAAATATTTTTCTGTTAGCTTTTTGTTAAAATTAGATTGATATATCACTAAGTCTGCAACGTCATATGACCCCCTGATAGGAGCATTCATCAATTGCCAATCTTGTCGAGAATTAAAATAAATTCCGTCGAGACGAAGGGCTAGTTTCGCTTTTTTTTGAGTGGCAGATATAAAAGAAAGTTGAATATCAGGATTTAAAATATTTGTTCCTATTGTGTGGCCCGTCTTTTGAGCTTCTAACGTTAACCTACGACCGAATGAATTAGGGCCCGAAGAAGAATTAACGTTGACGTTATCTAATAGTATCTTCACTCTAAAAATCCTCTTTCACGAATAGTCTCAGCTGACATTTTTTGATTGATCGCTCTATCCGAAGTAAATAAATTCTTATTTCCTAGATCAATATTGTAATGATAACCGACTACGGGTATGAAGTTCAACTTCTTTCCTTCTCTATGGGAGAGGTGCATCATTGGTAAGAATATTGCTTGGTCACATGCGATCATGATGTACTCGCCTGAGTCTGTAAAAAAGTTAGCTTTTGGAACTTTACGAAGTCGTTCGGCACGAAACGTCTTAAGATGACTCGAAACCCACGGGTGCTGATAGACAGTTTGATTTGATTGTAGATTTAGGGGTCCAGAGATATTTCTTGGTGTATAGCTCCATCTATGTGCCGTCCAGGCGACAGCTTGAGATGGATCCTTATACGTTTCATTGAGTATCCATAGTAGATCGTTTTCCAATAGCCAGTCTCCGCCATCTAATCGACACACAATCTCGTCATCTTCTATGGACTCTAAAGAGGAGAGAGTGTTACGAACTTCTCCGTGTTTCTCTATCCTGTCTACTAGGGTAAATTTGTCTCGGTGGATAGACCCGTCGACTACTCGCTTGACGAGACTAGGTCCACTATCGGTAGACATATCATTAATAACAATAGCTCTCCACTCATCATAGCTTTGGGCCATCATAGAGTGGAGCGTATTTGATATGTCTTCTTCCGCGTTGTAATACGGAATGACGAAGACAAAACGATTCTTCACGCGATGGTCTCCGAACCAAATACACGGTCCTTATTCGCCATCACGGTCGGCTCAGATTTTTTAATAACTAACCATGGCGTCGGTTTGGAGAAATCAACACGGTGGTGAAAGATCCAACCACCAAGTTCAGTCTTCATACGAATTGCAAGATCTTTAATCTCCTCGTCAGTCACGTCGGACCATTTTTTATCAAAAAACTTATTATTCTCTGGGACGTCTTCTTGTGCTTGATTATAGAGTGAAGTCCAGTGGCGTGACCAGAAGCCCTTATAGGTGTGGATCTTCCTCTCGAGATCATACCAAGAATAATGATAAACTCCAGGGAGTTGTTCCACGACTTGATTAAGCCAATTTTCATAAGCCACGAGAGCTTGTTTGTTACCACTCATCGCCGCTCGGCGAGCAGAATCGACTTCATTCGTGTAGAACGATACGCATGGTACATTTTCCAGCGTATCCCTATAGATGTAATCGTCGCCATCTGAACCGATAGAGAACATGGTACCCTCATCGTCAAATCTACGATGTGATTTTGGTAGACCATGGGTGATATTGGGGTTATTTCGACTGAGTCGCCACTTCCATGGATTGATGTCGACTCGAACCTTTTCTGGACCACCCCAATATTCAATGACTGGCAGCGCAATGAGATCGACACCTTTTGGAAATTTTTTCACAAGATCAAGAACTTTGACGTAATCATCTTCGTGAACAACTTCGTCGATATCTACCTGCCAACAGAAGTCCGCTGTACATTTCGCTCGAGCTTCGGCTTTTTGTTGACCGTTGAAGAGAGCAAATCGCTTGTCGTTCCAGTCTCTGACTACCTGGAATGGTTTGACGCGAGGATCGAGCTTTTGAATTTCTAGAAGACGCTCCCAAGTTCCATCTGTGGATCCACCGTCGACGATGACAACCTCATCGCAAAAACCTAGAAGAGACTTGATAGATTGTTCCCAGGGGTAGTTTTGTTCGATGCAGTTTCGAGTTTGCGTATAACCGCTAATCGTGGGCTTATAGTTCATCATATTTCTAATTCCGTTCCAAAATAGTCCTGGTGCTGCGTAGAGGTATTCTTCGATCGATTCAACATCGTCTGTGGCGAACCATTCTTCGTCCTTGTGCTGAACGTTATCATTAAGATGAAGTTCGCACCCTAAAATTTTGGCTTCGATAACCATACGAGGGCACGTGTCTTTTCCTTTGGGAAGATATACGAAACCTTCTGCTGCTGCCATTTTTGCAAGAGTCGTTTCGTATGGCACGTTCCACAATACTTCAAAGTCCTTATCATTTTCTTGACACCAAATCTTTGCGTCGTCGAAACCTTTTATCCACGATTCCGACCCTAGGGTTATCCAGGTTTTTCGTTCCTCGTTGGACTTCTTGATGCCTTCTCTGAGCGCCCTGATGGTCCCTAAAGTTTTTTTATCAAATACGCTGGATAGAACAATACTTGATTTTTCCAATAAAAACGGGAATAGGCTGGTGTAATGGGATTTTTGTCCCTCAGACATCCACCACATTCCTTCGGCACCGTGATAAAAGGCCGAAATTAATTTCCCATTAATTTGTTCGTGGCAATCGCATTGTTGTTTGGCGATACTAGCGTGTTTTTCTGGGGATCTATAGCGACAATACTTGTAATCATATTCTAGGATTGAATACTTGAGATTAGCAACTATGCTGGGGATTAATTGTGGATTAAGAGCCGAAAAATTCCCAAATATCCAAAACTTGTCTACTCCTTGCCTCAGTAAGTCCATCGTAAGTTCTTGAGACTTAAGTTTCATGACTTTAAAAGGGGATTCTACGATGAGAGCTTCAGAAGTCAGTTCTGCTCCGCCGACATAATCTTCAACAAATAAATCGGCAACAAAAATTATTTGAGCTTGAGAGTCTATTTGAATTTTCTGTCCAAATATTTCTTCTTTTAGATTAAATGTAGACATATTTAATATTCTGAATGATCTTATTATCTGTAAAATTTAAATCTTTATTTAGATAAATTTATCTAATATTTTTACTAGAAAATAATACTTAACCTAGGGTCGTATGAACAAAAAAACTTTTCACAAAAGAATTGTTGAAGAGGATGAATATGGTAACGATTCAGAGGATCAAAATTCTCGAAGCTTATTGAAAAATATTCACAATAAGATAGACAAAAGCGCTGCTTTAAATGGCGGATTTGATAGACTTTTATTTAAGATAGACGGCATCGAAAAAAGTCAAATTCAAATCGTCGACAAGGTCGATAAAATACACGAAGCTATCTATAATCCCGACGATGGACTTTTTTCTAGGATAGCAGCTAACAAAGCGTCTCAAATAGAGGCTGTGACCATGGTAGAAAAACAACTCATTGAAATTTCTAGCTGGAAACAACAATATGAAGACGACAGCGAAAATTGTGAAAAAGAGACCGACGAAATACAGAACAAAATAATTAAAATCGAAAAAGCTTTAGACGATCTAGAAAAATTTAAATCACTAGCTGCAGCTGCTGGTAAATGGGCTGCTGCAGCCGTCGGTGGCGCCATAGTTTCTTACGTAGCCGAGATTATTTATAAACTGGGAAAATAAAACCAGTTGAACACTTCTATAGTTTTCTTTATTATTATTTTGTGGAAATAGTTACTGAAGGACTAGATCGGTGTTTGATAGATGTTTTAAACAAATACGAAAGTTGTTTTAACTCTAATTTGGGACTGCAAAATTTACAGCAAATAAAATTTGAAAATTCTACGAAGGCAGCAGTTTCTAATTTGTTATTGATGCATTTGTTGAAAGTAGAATCGTTATCAGCCGGAGCTGCTGATTTGATGCTACAATTTCTTTTTAACAAAGATAAAAAGAAAGACGAAGTCGGTATTTGTCAAAAACTAGATTCTAGTTTGTTAAAAAGACTTTTATCATCGTACGTTGATAAGTCTTTGGAAGACCTGGTTAACGAATCGCTAAATTTAGCTGGATTAACTGGCAAAGTGGTATTGATAAAACAACGCCCGCAGCAAGATAAAGATGTACTGGAATTGAACGACGGTAGTTTCTTTTCCGACGTTATTTCAATACTAAAATTAAAAAACTCGAAATATCTAAACCCCAGAATCGTTTGTATCGATGGATATATCGAATCCGTTTCTGAAATACACCGCATACTAGAAGATGCATCCAACCTAAAAGAGAATGTTTTTCTTTTTGTGAGAGGTATATCTGACGATGTCGCTCACACTCTCAAGGTTAATTACGATAGAGGCACTTTATCTGTGTTACCATTCATCGTTAATTATGACTTAGATGGTGTTAATCTATTGAATGATATTGCAGTCGTTTCTGGTGGCGACGTAACGTCTTCTTTAAAAGGACAACTTATAAATAATATCGATATATCGTGTGCCCCGCGTGTTGACTATATCAGCACCAGCGATTCAGGAGTATTGATAGAAAATGTTGCAACCAAAGCGAACGTAGATCAACACATAAATTTTCTTCAAAAAAAATTATTAGAACTTGATCAAGTAGCCGCTAAAGATCTTATTTCAAAAAGAATAAAAAATCTTGGCTCCAATAGAGTTACGATCTCTTTGAGAATAGATCAAAATATTTCTAAAAGAAGTTTTATGATCGACCGCGCGCTGAGAGCTACAAAAATAGCTTCAACCCACGGAGTCGTCGAAGTTAACGATAGGCTATATCCGTTAACTTCTTTTACGATAGCCAAGCTCTATTGTCAACAATTTTTAAACGAGTATCGTAATCTAGGCACTATTATTTCAATTTAGTTTGGAAGCCCCGCTGCGTCTTTTCCTTTTCCTTGTGCTGCCGCTACGACGCCTCGAACAAATGCTTGTTGCGGATTTTGATTATTTTCTTTATCTTGACCTTGCTTTTTTTGTTTTTCTTCTTGGTCTTTTTTCATCTTTTTTAAGTTGGCGTCGATCTTCTTTTGAATTTCTGTTTTAAATTCTTTTTCAAAATCCGACATCAAACCCCTAACGAATCCGTCGGTTTGTTCATCGTCAATATTTTTTTCGGCCATTAGTTCTTGTAGTGTCGGTATGACCAATGAAGCCTCGTACGATCCAACTTCGTAATTCATTTTTTTCATTAATGCGGTTAATGCCTTACCGTCTGATATCCCGGCATTTTTTGCCGCGGTTTGTGTGGCTTTAGTTAACGCTGATTTTATTTTTTCTGATGGTGCCTTACCTGGTTCGTTGGTTTTTTCTTCACCAGCTTTTCCTTCTTTATCAGAAACTACTTCGGGTTTTGTTAAATTAGGATCGATGTTTCCACTCGTTGTACCCGTCTTTAAAACTTTTGAAATTTCTCCAAGTTGTCCTGGAGTCGCGAAGAATAAATCAGCGACTAATTTAGGTGTATCAATACCGGGAATCGTTTTAAATATCTTTCCAAAAGTTCCTGCTGGAATAAATGCTTTAACTAAGTTATTTTCAATAGTCTTTCTTACTTTTTCATCCGCAAGAACGCGCAACGTTTGCTTCATTTTATCTTTATCTTTTTCGATATCAGGGATGTTATTTTTTAAAACCGTAGGAAGAATTTTAAATCCAGCTTCGAGCGCGCTTACCATTGCTAGTCCTCCAAGTATTGGGTTCTTCGCAGGCGCTTTGCTAAATAAACTGCTCATTTTTCCCTTAAATCTCGAAAAACCAGTGCCACCTGTGAAATTATTAATTTCTTTTATAACTTCATCGATAGCACCAGAAAGTAGAATCATTCCTGCATTCTTGGCAAGATCATTTATTTGTGTAAGTTTTTCAATAATTTCGGTTGCTTCTTGATACTCTTTTTCGTCTAAAGCTTCAAGTAACATTTCTACTTGATAGTCGACATTATTTTCCAGCAACGCACCTTCGACATTTTTTACTTTAGTCTTAAGTTCGTTCAATTTCTTTAACTTATAATTTCGTTTTAGTGTTGTCATTGCTCTCTCGGCGATGCGACGTTTACTGATATCGATAAATATTGTATTCTTTTTTTTGGGTGGTAAAAATGAATCAAGTAGATAAAATATCTAAAGAAGTTTTGAATTTACTTAATTATTCTAAAGACGTAACAACTATCAGTTTAAATTCTGCAAATAATTCTGGTAAACTTGAACCCAAGTTAACTGATGATCAACTTAGATTAGTCGTTAACTTGGTTGAAAATTCCTTGTCTCAAGGTTATCAAAATGGTTTAAATACCTTTCAAAAGACGCTAAAGACGACTCTTGAAATTAAGGTCGCTGATGAAACTACAAAAAAGAAAAAATGAGTAGAGGACAAAAACACCTCGTTAAGTGCCGGTGTGTTCTACCTCAGTTCAAAAAACTAGAGAATCCACCGCCTCATCATTTTATCGTTTTTTCTGCTTTAGACGATGGAGGAAACGTTACAATTAAATATGCTCAATGCAACAATTGCGGAATTATACACAAGGTCATCGATGTTTGTAAGTCAGAGATATTGCCTACCAAAGAAAACATGAATTCTTTGTTAAGAGTCGAAGATATTAAGCCTTCTTTGCATTCTAATTTTGTTAACGTACTTGAAGCAAACTCTGCTGACCTCGCAACTTGGGAAGCCGTGCGATTTATTATAGAAAATAAAAATTGGGGAGAATTCGTGGTTATGACCAGCGAACATGAAGGCGCCGAAATTCATGGTAAGTATATCGTAGTATTGAGCGATTCGCTTTGCAAAGTAGAAACCTTTACTAGATCTTCAGGATTATTGATATGAGCGAACTTTACGGAAAAACGAACGCAGATAAGTTAGCTGAAGAAAACATAGTTGCTCGAAAAATTGTTAGCGAGATAACACAATTTGGAATATCTGAAAGACAAAAATATCTTGTCATGTATTATCTAAGTCTAGAATTAGAAAACATTGAACACACCCAGAATATTTCTGGGTTTTTAAAAGAATTAGTACCGAGCTTAACGATCACTGGAATATACGAAGGGAGCACGTGATGGGCAGATCAGTTAGTGCAGCTTATAAGAATAAATCAAATAGTATCGATGATTCTTACTATATCTCGAGTCTCGCCCATGGTGCAGATGATAGACTCGTAGTTCTTCATGGAGAAGTCAACGAACATTCCATATCGAGCGTCATAGTCCAGCTTCTTCATCTTGCCAATCAAAACCATAGACCAATCCACTTAGTGATATCAACTTACGGTGGTTCTGTCGACGAGATGTTTTCTCTTTATGATACGATTAAGTTTCTACCGTGTCCTGTTCACACGATTGCTTTAGGCAAAGTTATGTCTGCTGGTGTTTTGCTTCTTGCGTCTGGCGTTAAAGGTAAAAGAATGATTGGTCGTTCTGCTCGCATCATGATTCACCCTATTTCAGGTGGAGTTTTGGGAAATGTTTTCGAGGCCATGAACGAAATGAAGGAATTCGAGCGGTTACAAGATTTGATGGTTTCTGCGCTCATGTCAGAAACAACAATGAAAAAAGAAGAAATAGATAAACTCATGAAGGCAGGTCACGACTTTTTCGTGACGCCAGAGCAAGCTATTAAGATGGGGATTGTCGATAAGATAATCGGCGATAAAAAGTAATTTGCAAATTAGCACGGCATTGGTGTATCATTAACTGATGCCAAAGCACCCATACGATCACTATTTTCCATTTTCAAAAATCAGGAAAGAGCAGCGTATTGCTATTGAATATGCTCTTGAAGCATTTGAAAGTGGAAAAAAGCGTGTAGTTCTTGAATTGGGCACAGGCGTTGGTAAATCAGCTACGGGTATATGCGTGGCTAGATATATGGAGGCTCATGGAACATCGCTGTATGATCAAAAAGGCGACGTTCTTACAGGGGCTTACGTCATTACCACGCAAAAGATACTGCAACAACAATATCTAAACGACTTTGGACCATCGACGGGCAAGGGTTTGGTTAGGTCTATTAAATCATCTAACAATTATCATTGTGAATTTTATGAAGATCAAACATGCGCAGAATCTAAAAGAATATTGTCCAAATTGAACAAGCAATTGACCGGAACAGAGTTTCAAAAACACTGTAAAGTTAGTTGTCCTTATTCTATAGAGAAACAACAATTCGTAGAATCGCCCATTTCTATTACAAATTTTCCGTATATTCTTGCGGAGTCCACATACGCGGGTAAACTAGAACCCAGGGCATTACTCATCATCGATGAAGCTCACAATATAGAAGCCGAATTGGGCAAGTTTATCGAAGTTACTTTTTCTGAAAAATTTGCGAGAGATATTGTTAAGTGTAAACCCCCTCGTAATGATTCACAAACTATTATCTACGAGTGGATAAAAACTACTTATTTGAAGGCTCTAAAGAAGCACATGTCTTCGTTAGAAAAATCATTATTAAAACTTAGTAACGATATCGAAGGATATGGAATACATTCAAAACAATACGAGATTTTAGATAAGCATCTCAATAAAATTGATAAATTTATTGAGGTCTACAAACCTGAAAATTGGATAATGAATGTAGCTCTTCCGGCGTTCGATAACAAAAAAGCTGGTAAGAAATACGAATTTAAGTCTATTGATGTTTCTCCATATAGTCAAGATACTCTCTTTAAGCTAGGTGGCAGGGTACTCATGATGTCTGCTACCATTGTTGATAAAGATATTTTTTGTTCGTCTCTAGGTTTAGACCCAAACGAAGTAGCGTATCTATCTATTCCCTCTCCGTTTCCTGTCGAGAATAGACCTATTCACTATATTTCAGCGGGTAGTATGTCAAAATCGGCAATAGAAAAAACGCTACCAGTAATCGTTGAAACATTAAAAATGCTACTTGATAAACATGGAACAGACAAGGGCATAATTCATTGCACCAACTATAGAGTTGCCAAATATATACGGGAAAATATTGACTCGCGGCGATTGTTGTTACATGACTCGAATAACAGAGACGAAGTTTTAAAACTACATATTGACAGTGTAGAACCCACTGTTCTTTTGAGTCCGTCGATGATGGAAGGCGTAGACCTAAAGGATAACTTAAGTAGATTTCAAATAATTTGTAAGGTTCCATTTCCCTACTTGGGAGACCTAGTGGTAAAGAAGAGAATGGAACTCAACAACAAGTGGTATCCTTATACGACTGCCAAATCTATCATTCAGTCGCTGGGTAGATCTATCAGAAATGAAACTGACCACGCTATTTCTTATATTCTCGATAGCGATTGGGAGAGGTTCTATAGGATGAATAGCGATTTATTTCCGAAAGAATTTAACACGGTTATTTGTTGATTATATTTACTGTGCGATTTCTAGAAATATATTCTAGATACATCTTAGGAGAAATATCATGGATAATAGCCCTGTTTTGGATAAGTGGAACGAGCTTAAGACTTTGGTTGAAGCTCTCGAGTCAGACGTAGTAAAAAATGCTAAAGGAACTGCCGCAGCTGGAGTTCGAGCGCGTAAAGGTCTTCGTCAACTTCAAACAAAATCTAAGGAGCTCGTCAAGCTCACGATTGAGCTTGACAAGAAAGATTGATTGTGCCTCGTCGTCACAACAGAGCGATTCTCGCCGATATTGTTAATCTAGGATTAGATCCTAAAAAAAATTATACTAGGGTTAACAAGGCTGGAAATTTGGTCGGCGACCTCGATTCGGCAAAAACCGAAGTCCGGGTCGAGCTTAAACAATCGCAAAAAGTTGAAGAACCAAAGGTAGAACCAAAGGTAGAACCAAAGGTAGAACCAAAGGTAGAACTTCCGATTAGCGAAGTACTATCTGAAGAATCGGTCGCAGAACATGAAAATATTTTATCTACTGAGACTATTGAAGAAATAGTCGAAGAAGTAAAAGTAGAAGAAATTCAAGTTAAGACGCCCCAATTGCCTAGTGGTAAAAGTGGTAAAAAAAAGAAAAAGTGATTATTCTCGAATAATCATGTTCTTAACTTTTTCATAAATATTCTTTTCAATTTGGCAGATCCTCATTCGCGTCAGGTTATAAATTTTACCAATTTCCTGAAGCGTTTTAGGACCTGCCTTTGAAGCTATCACGACACAATTTTTACCCTCTCGATAATCTATCCAGTTGCTACAGGTCTTTCTTTGACATTCAACCTTGTAGTGTTCGTGAAGAGAAAAGCAAGCCTTGTCGGATATTACTTTTAATTTTTTCTTTTTCATGAGGTCGTCTAACTTATAGACAACCCTATAAAATCAACGTTTATTTGTTTAAGGATGTAGTATAATTGTTCGTAGGTTACATGAAAAAAACATACGTCCTTGACACCAACGTCTTACTTAGCGATCCAAATTCTATTTTTTCTTTTGAGGATAATGACCTGATCATTCCGATGGCTGTACTTGAAGAGCTAGATCATCATAAGAGTCGTCTCGACGAGGTTGGCAGAAACGCTAGACACACCTCAAAGACTCTTGACGAATTAAGACTAAAGGGCAGTTTAGTCGATGGCGTATCGTTACAAAACGGCGCGACGCTCAGAATAGTCGCTATAAATCCTAGTATCCTCACCAACCTTCCACCAGAGCTATTGTCTTCCAAGGTCGACAACATGATTATTTCTTTCATGCTGCAGTTGAAGCAGGAGCAGGATAGATTTTTCAATTCAGACGAAACAAATAATCAAGCTATTCTTGTTACCAAAGACATCAACGTTAGAATTAAGTGCGATTCTCTTGGTGTTAAGTGCGAAGATTACCTGAAGATGAGAGTAACGGCCGATGCAGAACACTTTTATCGAGGAGTTACTGTCGTTGAGATCGAAGAAAAAAGAGTCGAAAAATTTTATCGCGACGAAGAATTGTTGTTTACCTCTGAAGAAGTAAAAGATAGCGCGCTTTACCCCAATCAAATAGTCGTCATTAAGAATACCGGTCAAGATGGTAAGACGACAAAGTCGGCATTAGCAAAATGTGTTGCAGTCGACAAACCTCTTGTTCCTATCGCCAAGATTGAGCAAGCATTCGGTTTGAAGCCTCGTAATAAAGAACAGTCTTTTTCTTTAGACTTACTCTTTGACAACAACGTTAAACTTCTAACTCTAACAGGACCTTCTGGTACGGGCAAAACCCTATTAGCGATCGCGGCGGCTTTAGAACAACTCAAAGGAATTGGTAGTTCTGACTACGCCAAATATGAAAAACTCATAGTTACAAGACCAGTACAACCTGTTGGCAAGGACATTGGATTTTTGCCGGGTACTCTCGAAGAAAAGATGGAGCCTTGGATTTCTCCGATTCGAGACAACGTTAATTTTTTGATGAATAATCGAAAAGGTAATAAAAAGCGTACGTCTATAGATCCTGCCAAGTCGAGGATAGGCGACGAATATTATCTTACGCTTATGCAGGAAAAGGGATTAATAGAGATCGAAGCAATTACATTTATTCGTGGTCGTTCCATTCCAAATGCCTACATCATCATTGATGAAGCTCAAAACCTATCGATGCACGAGCTGAAGACGATCATTACTAGAGTTGGTGATGGAACCAAGTTGGTTCTCACTGGTGATATCGAGCAAATTGACAACGTCCATGTCGACGCTTTTACTAATGGCCTAACTTACGCAGTTGAAAAATTTAAAGAGCACAGTATCGCCGGTCACGTCAATCTCATTAAGGGAGAGAGGTCGGAACTGGCCACCTTGGCGTCAAAGATACTCTAGCACTAAATGGGCGACATTCTAATAATCCAGTATATTTGGTATGTGGAAACATGAGCGGAATATTAGACAATAAATCTAGAGTCATTGATGCCATTCTGACGTATGAAGGTAGACGTCAAATGGCCGAAGGTACATTTAGCGTTAACTACGCTACTTTTACTGACGCGCATGTTGTCTATGAGCCCGATGAACAAGAAGGACACGTAGATCCGACCAAAAAAATATACCTTGAAGCCTTTAATGCGCCTCAAGATCAAATAACTCTTGAAGCTGATGATTCGGGTTTGCTAAATCCATTTAATGCTTTTGATTTTGAATTTAAGTTAAATAAGGGCAAATTAAAAAAAGTAGAAACCAATTTTTTGTCTGGTACCTTTTCAGATATCGTAATTTCTGGTTCTAAATTTGCATCTCAAATGGAAGGTGTGTTGACTTCTTCCATAGATAATTTCCAAAAATTGCAAATTTTAAGTACGATTGATCGTTTATTCAACGACGATCAATTTGCACTAAGTCCCAACGAGGTAGAATTCAAAATTATACCCAATCAAGAAACCATACAGTTAATTCAACCGACTAATGCTTTTTTAATAGACTCATTATTCAATGATGAAAAATTAAGAAATTTAATTAACTTCAAGTGGTTACCACCCATAAAAAAAGTAAATTCTGGAGAATTGATCGATAAAACGAATTCATCAGATTTAATCAATAGAGGATATGGGTTGGGTAACTATCCGCCTTGGGGCAAAGTTGAAAAACTTACTTTTGAAAGAATAAAACAGGAGTTAAAAAATTACGAAGAAAATTCAAAAGTAATTTATTTCGATCCGACGTCAAGAGACAATGACATTGTTGCACAAATGTTTGAAATAACAGACAACGAAGCCAGAAAGTTGGATGTCATAGATTACGGTAGGGTTTATAATAATTCACAATCTATCAAGGTTGCAACTCATCATGTGTTTTTCGTTGGAAAACTTATAATTGACAATTCGGGATCAGATTGTTTTATACACTTGTTTACCTTGATTTTTGGATCGAGCGAAGAGGAATTTTAGAGAGAAATCTAGATGCAATCATATTCTTTCACAAATAAACAGAAAAATTTGTTGGAGTTTTCTCCTCATTTCGCTACGCTTATTGACGAACTAGAAGAAGAGTATATTTTTGAATTCGTTTTTAGAATATCTCAGGTAGCTATAGTAAAAAAATTTTTAAGTAGGCTAGTTGTCAAGTGTGTTAATCCCAACGTTTTTGTTGAAAAAAATTCTAGTGTAAAAAAACTCAGTAGTTCACCACCTCAAAAAAAAGCTATTGTAGCCCAATTAGGCAAATCAGAAATTGAAAATATTTTATTCAAACACACTAGACAAATAAAGCAAGCTATTGCAAAAGAAAATAGTGTGATTACTGAAGGCGTCGCTAATTTACAAAATTATGTTGAACCGAACGTAGCAAAATCTCTTCTTTCGGGTAGAAAAGCCGCAGAAATAGAACAAATGTATTCTTATATTGACAGTTTAGAACTGGTTAATAACGAATACGAACTTCCGTCAGCGTCTACGATCAGCCAAAACGAAGTCAGAAAAGTTAACCTAGATTTAATCTCTAATTTTCTTCTTCATCCAATGGAAGCAGTCAATTATCAGACTGATATAGACATCGTCAACTCTATTAGAAAATATTATACATATGATGCTTTGCAATCTCTACCCAGAGAAAAAGCTTATTATAAACCTGCAAAGAAAAAGAAACTGGTCGACAAGGTATCAATACCCGTTTATCTAGCGATACCAAAAAGACTAGTGCAAGGAAGTTTTGAAATACAGTTGGAGATTTTAAAATTTGAAAGAAATAAAAAGGCCAAACTTTTTATTAGCGAGGTTCCCGTTGAAAGAAAAATAACGACCATTAATCTTGCCAAACACTTAAAATTTTTTAAACAGCCAATAGCTCGCCCCGTTTTAGAAGCGCCGACGGAAGACACGCCAGAAGTTATAGCAACTCAAAAAGATGCTAATTCTAACTATTTGAGAATTGAAAAAAAAGAGATGAATAATCGAGGCGATTGCACTCGCTATACGATAGCGTGTGAAGCCTTGGGTTTAGTTGTCGGTGAAAATAGTTCGATAACAGAAGCCGTACCTGACAATAAATTCAATATATTTCGTTGTGTTTCTGGTGATGCTATAACGACCATGCTAAATCCTCGAGTCGATGGCATAATTTCTGGACAAGTAATTCCTGTCGATACTACGACTTTAATAGTTACAGACAAACTAAATATTGGCATTTCAGACGCGATAGAGATCACGATAAAATATCCACCCGCATATGCTTCCCAATTCCAAATTAGTAGATCTACTTGGGATGGTTCTTCTTTTGATAAAAAAGAAGTGATTATTCCCTATAGAGATTTTGATGGAGATTCTACGCTAGTGGTAGATGATCTGGTAAAAAATGGATATATTTATGAATATTTTTTGAGTTATAAAACGTTAACGGGAGAGATTAGACAATCTATCAGTAGAATACACCAATATTTCAAAATTAGCAATAAGGGAATTTCTGTTTCCATAGATTCTCCCGCAGCTTCGATAGTTGCGGGCCGTCCTGCTTTAAAATTTAATATTTTTCATAATCAATTACATAACTCTGAAAGAATAGCAGATCTTGCAGCGCAACAGTTGATTTCTTCTAAAGATACGTTAGAAACAAGTACTAATAGTAAATTAGACAAATTAGACGATCTAATTTATCATAAAGTAGCAAGAATAAATTTGAAAACTGGCATTAGGGAATTTTTTAGTAACATAACTGCAGATTTTTCGTTAGGCGTAAATAGCAATCAACAATTCCTTAATGATGATCCAGACAACAGGAAGAAACACGGAATAGAAGACTTAGATCTCACGACTGATTATTTGTATGAGGTGAGAACGTACGCTAGAAATCCCTCTACTATGATTAAGGGATTGGTTCATCAAGTGAAACTACCGCCCGCTTCAGCAAAATCTCCGCCTAAAATTTATAGTTATAAACCTCACAAGTGGCGACAACCTTCCTATTTGGAAAGTGGTACCATTCCTGCGCAAGATGAGCAAGATAACATAGTGATGAAGAGGATAGACGAGGACGGAGAAGTAGGCATAACTGCGACTTATTTGTTAACGGGTATGAATAAGTTACTTATGATTAATTCATTTACTGCTGAACGTGTCGACGCTAATAAAGTTAGACTGTCTTGGGGTTTAACTGGAGACATGTCAGAATTCGATCACTTTGTCGTCGTTAAAGAAGTCAACAAGACAAGAAATTTACTTGGTGCTGTTATAGGACAAGAGTTATTCGACTTTTTAGGTCCTAATGACCTAGGAACTATTATTTACTATGCGATTCCTGTCTTATACGATTTTTCAGCCGGCGTCGCGACGAGATCAAATGCGCTAGTCATAGATCCAGAAGAACTACATTTTAAACAACAGGTTTCGGAGAAATAAATGTTATCAAAGTCTAGGGTTTTTAATCACGGAAATGTAGTTGCTCAATCCATCGGTGGATCTGCTCATAATATTGTAAACTTTGAGACTATTAGGCCCTTTCACGCTTCTTACGAAACCGTAAAAAATAATCTCGATGAGACTTTTACAATACCCAGCATAAATCAACAAAAAAAGGTTGAACCGTTTGATACCGCTACAGGTATTATTAGCAACAGTCCTGAAATTATAGCATTTTCAAATTTTATTCCCGTTTACGACAAATACAATAATCTAAACGAATTTGGACAATATCTACAGACGAAACAAGACTCTATTCTCATAAGATCTTCGAAAACAGTACAGAGTTTAATTACAAGCAACGTTAGTAATATTCTAATAAGTGCAGCCGAAGCTAATGCAGGAAATATATTAGAATATATTGAGTTACATGCAAAAGGAATAGAAGAGCTGTTAAATCACTTTTCTTTAATTAGGAAAAAACTAGATTTTAGATATCCTATCGATCAGAATATTTTAACGCTTATAGGAGTTCTACCTCCTGATTACACTTTAAATGATCCAGAATCTCAAGTTTTTTATGCCAACTCCCTACCGCTCGATGTTGAAGAAATATTAAACGAGTCTTCTAATGTCACAAATACGTGGACGCCAACCAAGATTTGGTTACAGAGTTGTCTAGAACTAAAAGAATTATTAGCTAATGGGATGCCTCAGTCTTTTTTGTCAGATGGTACGACATTAGGAATAGATCCCCATAATACGTCCTACTACGACGCCCTTAGCTTGAATCAAGCTAGGTCTTCGTTAATAAAAAAGTTTGGATTTAACGAAAGACAAGTTCTTGCTTATCCAATACAGAATTTAGTAAGAGGTAACGTTGATAGCCTCGGTGCAATAATTTCTGTTACTACTGCTGCTTTTAGCTCTAGCGATATTGGTAGCTCTATTTTTAATCAAAAAATATTTTCAGATACTTCTAGCATAGACGAGTCCATAGCTAAGTTAAGTCATCTTTTGTGCAAGGAATATGTTTACTCCACGAAAATGCGATCGGAAGTCGTTGTAGATTACGGTTATCCATTTAACTTTGGTGGTAAAAATTCTAATATTTGGAATTATTTTATTGGACAAGTTGGAGCAGATATAACTGATATTTCTTCTACGCCTTTGGGCGGTGGCAAATCACTCGTTAGTTTAGCTCAAACTGTAGAGCCCGATGGAACAGAAGTGTTATCATTCGAGGATAGATACATTAACGATAACGTGGGGACAGTTAGACCGAACGTGGTAATAACACCTGGAACTATTTATTATCTTGAAAGTTCTATAAATCCAACCACGAATGGCTTCGATATTACACGCTTAAATCGTTATTTATCTAGATTAAATTCTGCGACCAACATGTTGAAAATGGTCAAAGAGGATTTATCTTTTAAGTCCGAAACGCCGTATTCTAGCATAATAAATAAAGTCACTAACGTTTCCGAGCCAGGTGTTACTAATACTAACACCAATAGTTCTACTAATGATACTACAAAAAATCAAAAACAAGAAGATGTAAAAAATGCTCTTTCTAATCCTGTCAGTTTATTAAGGCATATAGAAAAAAATATTTTTGGTGGATCAGGTTTGTTGAGAAGAAATATTGGTCCCAAACTATGGACTAATAAAAATGTCAATGACGCTGATACGGATGTGAGCGCGCTGTTAATTTCTTTAGCAATAGACAAGGATGATGCTGAGTTACAGGCGCTGTTGTTTTTACATCAAGTATACTCGGCTGCTTCTGCGACCGGTGCAGTAATGGAATATAGTCCTCAATCTCTCCCCACGCCGGCAGACAATGTAATTAAAATACAGATAGTAGACTCTATTATGAAAAGAGTTAAAGCTCTGTTGGATCAAGACACGACGTTGTCTAGATTAAAACATCAAGATGAAATTAGTTTATCTATTTCTGTAATAAAAGATGCGTTGTTGTCTCAATTTACTTCTCCTCATTTAAGAGTTTTAAATCAGATAGGGTCATTGCTGAACCAGTTCGATGAAAATTTTGATAGTGACGACCCGAAAGCTAGAACGAATGGAAGATTTTTTCTTGATCAAACAAGAAATATTGGTATTACAACGCAGACTAGAATTAATAACACTATTAATTTACCCACTGATAAAAAATCAGCTTATTCGGGTATTCAAAAAACTTCATATCTAATCGCGATGTTTAAATTGTGTTGCTTGATGGTACATCTTGCTAATCCTGAAAGATTAGGATCAATAAAAAAACCAAATGTAAGAGGACAGGGTAGCGACAAAATAACGATTAGCAAAATAAGAAATTCGATTATTGGGGTTTTTCTTGGTTCGGCCGAGTTAAATCAAGGTATCACAAAATTCAATATATCTGAAAATGACTCTCAAGGAAAACAATCTTTCGGTCTTTCGGGTATCTCTAATCTAGGGGCCAGTACAAATAAGATCTACAATTCTTCTATACCTGGAATTAAAAAATTAGAAACTTTTAAGAAAAATATTAAAGTTTTTGAATTACCTTCAGCTATTAAAAGTGGCGTCCAAATTTTTGGTAATAACGCTGTTACTTCATTAAACGTTTTTTCCAACTCTGACACTCGATTAGTCGCTTTGCAATACGACGAAACCATGGTTAGTGTAGAAAATATGCTAACTGATTATGATAAAAAAATGATGCGATTTGTTGACAAGTTTTATTCGTTTGTTTATAGTCTAAAAAGCGAATTTACACTATTAAAAAACAATTTGCAACTTAGGTCAGGATTATACGGAAGAACTTTGCTGACACTAACTAGACAGATAGGCGATCCCACGTTGACCAGGTCTCTGTTTTCTGAAGAACAACTCTTGTTAATGAGAAGTAAATTTGAAGACTATATGGTCAGGCTAAAGAAAGACTACAATTCGCCCATCAGGGATTCAGTTCCACATTTTCAAAGTTTAAAAGACATCAATGGTTTTGAATGCCTTTTGCCGATAGAAGACGTTCATCTCATCTCTTGGAATACTTTCTTGAAAAGCTTTTTAGCTTCGGGTGAATATGTCGAAGGCGCTGGCTCTAATAAGAAAATTATTTCTATAGGTATACCACAAAAAATACACAGAAGAATGAGAGTAAATTCTTCTAATTTGAGTGGGGTGAGACACAGGAATAGTCTAATTAAAGTGTGCATTTATAGGGTAAATTCATTTTTACCAGACGTGATATATAAACCGAAAACCCTTCTATTCGATTTAAAGTTATTTCCTACTAGGGTTTTAAGAAATTTTATTGACAGCGGTTTTAGCGTATCTGAAAGTGAAGATATATCGACGAACGTTCCTACGTCTACTTCTTTGCTTCAAACTCTTAGTAGCGACGTAGTTGCGTTTATACCTCATTGGAAAAATACAGAAGACTATAATTTTACTTTAGTCGATGCGTTAGAAAAATCGAGTCTTAGGGACACGAATTATTCGTTTTTATCCGATGATGAATTTAAAGAAATTTTTGATAATCACTCTATCAGTTTTTTGATGGAAGAATACTTGAGGTATGTAGCTGATCTTCCCTTCGACGAACAAAAATATCAACAATACAATGCTATTTCACAGAAATCACAATCGCAATTTTCTAAATTTGTAATGGAAAGAGCCCCGGCCGAGACCATAAGAGGATCTATCGACAACCTCTATAACGACGAAACGTTGCTTTCTAATCAAGAAACAATAATTAGATCGTTAATATTGCCTAAAAAATTCGATAGAGCGTTTCATGTTATATTCGATCCTGATGATTTTGAAATAGACGAAAGAACACCAAAAGAAGTAATCGAAAAATACGTTGGAGCTACCGGTGACGTTTCTAGTCTGAGTAGAAATGACTGGAATGAACCTACGTTCGACAAATATTATGTCGCATTAGAAACCCATGAAGGAGACGACGCATCGTGACATTCGCTAAACCAGAAACTGTATTATCTAGTTTTTCTAGACCTTCTTCTCCCGTGGTTTCTATGAACATACCGAAAGTCGGAGGGTTCGCCGCAAACTTTTTTTACAATTATTACACAACAGACGAACGAACTAATGAAAACTCCGATATCCCAAATTATCTAAAAAGAAAATCTGTAGAGCAAATTAATACCGATGTTGTCGATTTTTCTTTAAGGGTTCCGAGATACAACAAGATTCAATGGGAGAGTCCCGTGGGCTCAGTCGCCCCTGCCGGGGCGCTCGTCGCGAATAGTCCAGGAAATTCCATTCAATCCAATCTAGATAAAATTCAAACAGAAGAATCTTTTTTAAAATCCAAATTTTCTTCTCACTCAATATCAAATTATGGTTCTATTCGTGATGCCAGCACCGAAATCATGAGCCTCGGCGGGCAGCTATATCCGAATCTAGAAGACGCCTACCCAGAAACAAGTTTAGGCTCAACTTATAACGACGCTCTAGATAATACGCCGTTAAGAGACATCATGGCTTCTTCTACTCCTACGAGTGTACTAAGCTATAATTCTCCCTCGGGCATTCCCAAAGTTATAACGACTCAAAAGACTCCGCAACAGATTAGAAATACTTTTCCTAACTCCGCTGCGCAAATAAATAAACAACAACAATATTATTTATCTAATGACGGATTAAACGATATGGGTTTTAGTTTGTCGAAATTAGTCGATACGTACAATGAAAACTCGTTAAAAAACTATTCTTTAACTAATCAAACAAACAGGGGATCTTCTTCAGAAAAAGAAAGATTTCAAGATATTTCGAAAGCAGTAAAAAGCGTAGAAGACATCGCTACTAACCCCCTAAAGAGTCATGGTATGGCTTTTTATGATACCAACAACAAGCAAGTAAAAGTTGATTTAGGTTACGATTCTTTAAAAGTCAAAATAAATAAGAATCCGCTAAACTTACAAGTCAACAAGTTGACAGGGGTAGATATTTTCGCCTCAGCTTCGCTTTCTAGAGAAGAAAGAAAACGATTAAATCTAAATTACAATAGAGCGAATAAAGAATCTTCGGAGGTCGACGACGTGTATGCACAACCCACGTATGTGGGCCCAGTGATACAAACACCTGATGCTTTTGAAACATCTGCAGGATTAATAGGTTATTTAATAGAAAGATCTGTCTATACCGAAAGAGGTTTCGAAAAAGATAAAACATATACCGTAGAAAATGCGTACGTGACAGATTTTATTGACACGTCTATCTTGTTCGGTAAAGAATATTTTTATTCGATTAGATCTATAGTCAGAGTTTCTACGACAGGCTACGATGAAGAGACTAACGAAATACGGGAGATTCAATACTATATCGGGTCTCAACCTGTTACTACAACCGTCAAGACTTTTGAGTTTGTGCCACCACCGCCACCTGTAGATTTAAACTTTGTATGGGATTATAAGAATAAAAAATTACAAGTCACGTGGGGAATGCCTGTTAATTCTCAAAGAGACATTACACAATTTCAGGTTTTCAGAAGACAAAGTATAGAAGAACCATTCGAACTAATAGCTCAAAAGTGTTTTGATAATTCCAGATTAAAATATCGTACGGGAGAAATAATAGACGGTAATTTCAAAAATATGTCGCCAGAAAATTTGCAGTTTGTTGAATACTCTGATCAACCCGTGATGTTTTTTATAGATGAAGATTTTAAGGTTGATCCTAAAAGTCTAAAGTCTTCTAGGTTTATTTATACCATCGTTTCTCTCGACGCGCACGGAATGTCTTCGAATTATGGTTCGCAATTCGAGATTAATTTTGATTTTTTCAAAAATGCGCTGATGAAGAAATTGATTAGTTCACCTGGTGCTCCCAAGCCTTATCCAAATCTATACGTAAAAATAGATGCATTTAAAGACGTCATAAAAACGAACGGAGTCAATTCGACAAAACTAAAGATTTATTTTATGCCTGAATATTTTAAGATATTGAAAGAAGACGGATTGATTCAAAGAATGATTTCAACCAAACAAGATAATGCTTACTATAAAATTCAGTTCATCAATCTCCAAAATCAAAAAGGCGATTCGTTGAAGATCACTATAGATGATCCTCATGAACTGACAACAATTTAAAGCAGTAATTTTAGGAATTCAATATCTATTGTAAGATTGTGTACGCGGAGGCTTCAAAATGGGCTGGTTAGATAATTCAACGAACAACATTATATTAGACGCCGTGTTAACGGATTTCGGTCGTCAAGCGTTAGCAAGAAACGACGGTTCTTTTAGAGTCGCAAAGTTTTCCTTGGGCGATGACGAAATCAACTATGGCGTTATTACCAAATATGGTAGAACTGTCGGAAGAGAAAAAATCGAAAAAAATACACCGATCTTCGAAGCCTTCACCAACCAAAACTTGGGTCTTAAGTATAGAATGATCAGCGCCCCAAGGCCTTTTGTTTACTTACCAAGGTTGACGTTGGTTCCAACAGCTCAAACGTCAATATCGTTGGCTACTAGCGGAGATAATGTTACTGCTTCAATCAAAATTGAACAACAGCCACAAGGCGGTGAAACCACGATCGATGCAGACATAATCGAAACTAATTTTGATGTGTATGTACCTGATCTATTTTTGACGATAATGAATCAATCCGCAGTAGGATCCCCCGACTCAAATAAGATAGCAAAATATGTTATTAGAACGACAAACGGTGGAACAGTCCCCACGTTGGAATTCATTCTTAAGGTTAAACCATTAACGTCTACAATTTTTACTACCTACGGTAGAGTCACCACTGGCTCCACGCGAGAAATAACAACGTCAGTCAAGATAGTCGGTAGAAGTTCTGGCGCAGTGGTAGAATTACCCGTCACTATTGCTTCTACTATGCGCTGATGTAAGATGTAAACTATAAGGAAACCAAGATGGCGACATTTCACGAATTAGCACCCGGCGACATAAAAACCGCAAGATCGTTTTTAAATCAACTTATTGATGTTCTGCAAGAAGACATCAGCGGTTCTACGTCTAGAAGAAAATATCAACATTTCGTGACGGGTGGCGTTGGTCCAGGCGTGACTTCTTCGTTATTCCAAACCGTATACGATCAAGACTTTACTTTACAAACAGCCAACGCGGTGTTCGATATAACGATGGGTCTTGCTCCCGAAGGATCTCTTACAACGGGCATCGCTGCTACGACGAAAACAGAAACAGACGCTGCGGGAAAAACCTTATACCCCAGCAGCTCTTTAATGATGCGCGAAAAGGTTGATATTTATCGACAATTTGCGCAAACGCTTTTAGGAAGTGGAGATTCCTTATTTAGGGTTCCCCTTGAAGGAACTAATGCGACCACAGTAGACTCAGCCATGTTCATCGCGTTTAAAAGATTGTTCTCGAGAGATCAAATTAAGCGTGAAACCTTTGCGATGAGATTTTATCAAACTGCGTCGGCAGTTTCTAAAAACTTTAACGGTGGCAATATTGATATGCCTCCGAACGCCGACGCTAGCGGTCAAACTAACCTGAACGTTACTTCTTTGTCTGGCTCTACTATTTTTACAGATTTAGGAGCCTCTACTCAGAAATTTAACGCCGCGGGTGGACAATATGGAATCATCGTCGATTCTGCACAGACTTCTCGTCAGGTTGGATTGATGTTTTATGACGCTGGAATTGCCGTACTCGATCTTGCGCAGGTTACTTCAGGCAGTCAATTCATGTCGGGCACTATCGATGCGATGCATCCATTGGGGTCTTTGACACTTGGTGGTGTCGCCACAGAAACGCAAAAAACCGCTAAGTTTATTCCCGATTTCATTACGTCAGGTAGCATCGATAACATCATCGATCACTTGTGTAGCACAAGATTCCAATCAGGGTCTTTAACAGCGATTACTTTTCAAAACGTAACGAATATTAACTCTTCTCTAATATTCTGTCGAGCGCCCGCCGACGAATTTAACTATTCTTCCAATCCTACATTCGTCGATACGTCTAACAACTCTAGAGGTAGGATCGTCGTTATAGATCCAGGCGAAGAGGACAAACAAGAATCTTTTACTTTCGTTACAGGAATCGGTATGTATGACGCTGCGGGTAACTTATTAGCCGTCGCGAAGCTTAGCAGGCCGGTCGAAAAGAGTCCGGAGCGGGACTTAACATTTAGAGTTCGATTAGACTTTGCGAAAAAGAAGTCAAGAAGTTACACAAAGTAATATCACGTTATAGTTATAGCTTGATGAAACAATCAAGCTATAATTGTAAGAATTGCAAAATTGATTTTCTTTCAGTAAAGAAAAAAACGTTTTGTTGTAAGGAATGTTATTTCTTGTCTAGAAAGAAAATAGTAACGAATATCTGCGTTGTTTGTAACAAACAATTTGTTGTTCCTTACAGATTTAGAGAAAAAAAGACATGCAACCAAGATTGCATGAAAATTTCAATTTCAAAATCTTTAACGAGCAGCATTACAAAGCAATGCCTAAATTGCAGTAAAGCTTTTGAAGCAACTAAGTCTTATGAAAAAAAAGCGAAGTACTGCTCTTCTGATTGCTTTTATCATCATAAATACGAAAGAGATTCTAAGATAATATCAAAAATCTGCGAAGGTTGTGGAAAAGAATTTCAAAAAGATTTTATAAAAAGGCACGTTAGATTCTGCTCAAAAAACTGTGCTTTTTCAGGGTCTAGAAACCCTATGTATGGTAAAGAAAATGGGATGTGTGGTAAGAAAGCTTGGAATAATGGTCTTACAACTAAGACAGACGAGAGGCTTTTAAACGCAGGAAGAAAAATTTCAAAAATTCAAAAAAGACAATTTGAGTCAGGAATGCGTTCCAATTATGGAAAAAAAAATCCGATGTTCGGAAAAACAAAAGATTTAATGACGCAAGAACAAAGAGAAAAATATTCAAAAGCAGCAATTGAAAGAGTTATAAGCGGAGTTTCTGGATACAAAACAGGACATTTAAACGGAACGTATGATTGTAAAAAATCATCTTCTGTTAAATTTAAGTCTTCTTGGGAACTTGCTGCAATGATGTGGTGGGATGATTGCGAAGAAGTAGTATCATATCAATATGAGCCAGAGATCGTTAGATTAAAAGATGGTAGAAGAGCAATACCAGATTTCAAAGTAGAGTATGTTAATGGCGCTGTTAAGATATTTGAAATTAAGCCAACACAAATTCAACAATTAGAATCAATGAAAGAAAAGTTGAATCTAGTAAAAGAAGCCTTAAATTCTTTTGGAATAAGTTATGAACTTTTGGGTGATAAAGAAATTAAATTAATGATAAAAGATCTAGGAGAAAATTTTAAAAATGAAATCGAGCGCTATAAAAGTGGGAAATAGAGTTTATTCGATAGCATCAGTAGATGATGCTATTTTTGATTTAGTTCTTTCGCAAAAAGGCGTACAAGACCCAGAAATAAAAAGTTTTATTGATTATGATGATCAACTAATTTTAGTTAGAGATAGACTACAAAGCGATCACAAAAAAGAGCTATTACTACATGAGCTTCTTCATTCATGTATGGAAGATTCGGGAATGGTTCAAGACGAATTTGTTGAAAACTTTATTAAGGTTTTATCTCCAAGATTAATTGGAATTGTTGAAGAATTACCTTTAGTGTTTTCAGAAGCAGTTTAGATGTCATTGTCTTTTTAGTGATGTATAATTACTTGGGAATTAAATGTCTATATTTAAGGTCAATCAGACTGATTTTCAAAGTGTAACAATCGCGACGAAGCCGTCGAGACATTATTATTCTAGTTCCAGCGGCGTAACGGGATCAGTCTTTGTTTTTGCTAGAAGATCTGATATAGAAAAAGAAGTAGAAAAGTTGAGAATAATAAATGGCTATTTTGCCTGTCACATCTGATGATGTAGAATTTTTTACGACTATCATCAATCCCAAACGTGCGTACGTTTCGTCTAGCATTTCGGGAGTGACGGGCTCCGTCAACGTTTTTGCTCGTTTTTCTAAAATAGAAAAAGAAGTTAGGCCTTTGTCTAATTTTTCTTTTTCTACAGTTAACGACGAGGATATAGAACTATATCGACAAGCTATTTTGTCGGTCGCGAGGCAGACTCCTGTAAGCGGTTCTTTTTTTACGAACATCGAAGATTACTTAGACGAAGTAAATCAACAGCCTTCTTCTGTAAAGAAACAAAAAAGCTTAGACATAATTCGATTTACTCCAAGCGTTTCTTTCACTTCGAATACGGTAAAAAAGCTAAACGTGAAAGAGATGTTAATGCCCTATTATCGCATGTCTTATCCGACTGCACAATGGGCGTATACCAACTATCATAGTTTAAATTTTTTCTCTACTCAGACAGTTCCGACGTCTTCGGTTCTTTTATATCCGAGTTTAGAGAACGCTGATCTACCCGAACAAGTCGGATACGTGAGCGGTACCTATGCTTTGTCCGGAGCCTTTTCTTTTGATTTTCACATAAATCCGCGGTACAAAAAAGACGAAATAACACAGGGACACTTCAAGGCAGGAACGATATTTCACTTATCTTCTAGTTATGCCCTCTCGCTAGTTACAGGTTCGACGAAGGACGAAAATGGTTTACCTGCTTACTTCAGGTTGATGTTACAGTTGAGTCATAGCGCCGACGTCGCGCCGTCTCGAGTAGTTCCAGGAACTTATCCAAATGATTTGGTGTTTTTATCAGAAGACAATTGTCTAGAATGGAATAAGTGGCACCGCGTAGTCGTACGTTGGGGTACAAATTTAATCAATGATGGAACTGGATCCTTCAACATTAACGGAACGGATAGAGGCGTTTTCGTTATACCATCGGGCACAATCATGCCGAAGGTTTATTCTTCTAAGGATGACCCCAACGTTCTTTGTTTAGGCAATTTTTATGAAGGTATAAATTCGGGCGACGAAAGTCAAGCCTACTTTTTTAGTGACATATCTTCGACGAGAGAAGGTCTTGAACAACTTGTAGATAGTGGCGGCTCACTCGATCAACCCGATTATTATAGATTTGATCATCCCCTAAAAGCAGAATTACACTCCGTGATGATTCGCAGAGATTATTTAAATGATCGCCAAATTTTAGAATCATCTGCCAGTAATCCGGGTGTTATAGACCCCAAAAAGATAGCTTTTTACGTTCCGCCTTTTTTTATAGAAAACACCAATATTCGTAGATATACCAACGCACCTTCGTTAGGCGGTAAAGCCTATGGCGGAATCTTACAAACTCCATTTTTTGAAATAGACGGCTCTACTGACGATCCATTTAATGTCGCTATGGCGTTTGGCGTTAACGGTCATTATGTCAATTTAGAAAATTTCACAAAAGATTTTGCGAACAACGTTTTCCCAAGATTGCATCATTTATCGGGCACTGCTTTAGATTACACGACAGTGGCTGTGCCGGCTAACGAATTCTTGTATGGGGATTCTTTCGTTAGAAAAAGAAATTTGACAGTTCTACCTTGCGACGATGGAACCTTTCATCCCAATTATCAAATTATTAAAAACGAAATTAACAATAAGGCCCTCGACGCCTGGGGCAGAGTCGACCTAAGCATAATTAATCTTGATAATTTATTAAGTACCGCGTCGTTACTTTTCGGTAAGACTCACGACGTTGAATATGACCCGACGTTGTCGGATCAACAAATAGGATATACGCCAGAAAATCCTGGATATTCTCCAGGATCTGCAGTCTTTAATGCCAAACAAAAGATAGAAGGAATAATAGCAACCGACGAGGGTAGCTATGGTCCTGGCGTTCAAAGAGATGTTCCTTTGACGATTTTTCAAAGACTAAAAGATCCATCGTCTAACCAGGTTACTTTTTTCGAAATAAGCAACTTATTCTACGGCGGTAGAATTATGCCTGGTAGTTTTGAAATTATTGATGCTTCATTGTCGGGCTCAAATGGCGCAATCTCTATCAAACTAAAAGATGACGGATTTGGCAACATTTATCGTGCCGATTCTTTGACACCACACTGCACGTGGAATTCTGTCGGTAATATCTTTTACGACGAAGGAATCGTTTTAATCAAAAGTCCACACCTGTATTTCTTCGGCAAGGAAGCTTATAACATGTCGTTCCGCGGCGAGCAAAAATTGTTTACTTCCAAATATGAAATACTAGCTCCTAGAGGATTTTTAAATTCATCTTCTAATCCTTCTTACATAGCTACCGAAAATTCCATTAGCGCTTCCTTGGACTTGAATGACAAAGAAAAATTTGTTTATATCTCTGGCGTAAATTTTCATGATGAAAACTTAAACGTCGTGGCGAAAGCGTCTTTAGCACAGCCTGTCATGAAACGTGAAGGCGAGCGAATTTTATTTAAGATAACTTTTGATTTCTAGGTTTAACTAATTCAAGCGGATTACTTGAGCAGAGCTCGTGTCTAGAGGAATACTTCAGATCATGGCCACTACGAAAAAGCGCAAGAGAAAACGTAAGAGTCACTATCACAGAGGAACTCATACGTCTCCGATCGCGGGCGAGTGCAAGTATCGCTCGGGATGGGAACAAAAATACATGGTTCATCTGGACGAAAATTTCGAAGTCGCCAAGTGGTCCTACGAAAAGCTCGTGATCGAATACGTTTCCAACCAGAAGACGAAGAAGGTCCGCAAGTACTATCCAGATTTTCAGATTGAATACAAGGATGGTCGCAAAGTCGTGGTGGAAATCAAACCATCTCGAAAATTAGGACAAGCTACTGTCGTTAAAAAAATTCGAGCCGCCATGCTGTGGTGTACAGAACACGACATGACCTATAAAGTATTGACAGAAATAGAATTAAAAGATATGGGTCTTATTTAACAAGATTTTACTTTAGATCAAATCTGCTTTAAGAATCTGGCTTGTGGTTAATCTGATCCTCGGTCTGGACGTTTCGACGTCAGTTACTGGTGTATGTATCATCGATCCCAAGATTCCGCTAGAAGACCGAGGATCCCACATTTTACGCTTAGATCGCGTAGAATTTAAAAAATGTAAGACGCTGTGGGAAAAAGCTGATCTTATTGCCACGGAATTATCTGAGCTTTTGAAAAAGTTTCCTGGTGAATATCGAGTCGTACTAGAAGAACCGCTCTTAGGATTCAGGACAGGTATGTCTTCTGCGGCGACCATTACAACTCTCATGAAATTCAACGGTGTAGTATCATACATCTCTAGAGAAATATTCAAAGTTGATCCAGAATATATCTCAGCATCCCATGCTAGAAAACTTTGTGGAATTAAAATACAGAGAACCTCAATAGCCGGGATGAGCGGAAAAGAGCAGGTCTTCAACTACATGACAGAACACGATCTCAAACACGTCCATTGGCCCCTAAAAAAGAATGGTAAGCCTATTGATGCTTCTCGCGACATGTGTGATTCCTATGTGATTGCCCGGGCTGCTTGTTTAACTCAAAATAATATTTAATATTCACTATTTACTATTTGCCGATATATATAGTTTAACCATCTATGCATGAAAGATAATACGCATGAAAATTACAATCAATCAGCTCCGCAGAATTATCAAAGAAGAAGTCGAGAATGTCATGCAGGGTTCATCTCCTGTAACGATTGAGGTCGATTACGGTGAGTTCCCAGGTCAACCAAAGATGGGTGACGTTACCAATATTATCTTAAAACAACAAAGATCCTATGGTATACCTGCAATAGGCTTAACCAAAGCTGTAGTTGTCGAGGAGATGGGCACGGGCGGCGATAATCCCATCGTTCAGCTTACGTTTGATTCGATGGACAACGCTGCAGCCTGGTGGGAAGCTTCTGGATACGCAGACATGGATGATATCGAAAACGCTATTGTCTAAGATATCTGAGTTACTCGATCCTCCGATCAAAAACGCCTCCACTTCGGAGGCGTTTCTCATTTGTGAACAGTTGAACGCGTGTGTGGTACGGTTGTACCGTGGCGTTACATAGTGTCTCTGATAAAGTTTCTTTTTTTGAATCCATTTTTGGCAGAGGAAGGTTGTCTGCCAACGGAATCAACTTTGATGTCAGGTGTCCGATCTGCGCCCCGACAGATCCGACTAAAAAGAAGTTGGCCATCCGTACAACAGATGACGCAAATCACTGTTGGGCATGTGGATGGAAGGCCAGAAGCCTTGCTCCTTTAATTCGTAAATATGGAACGCAGGAACACCTTAATTTATATCGGGAATTAACTGGACAAGGCGGCAAGTCGGATCTAGTGACCGCTGATGTCGATAACGTCCAGAAGATAGAGTTACCTAAGGATTTCAGGTTGTTGACCCTGGCAAACGAGATGGACCCTGATGTCAAGGCTGCTTGGAGATATGTCTATTCTCGAGGATTGTCCGATAGAGATGCCTGGTATTTTAAGTTTGGAATTTCCGATGAACCTCGCTGGAAACGTCGAGTCATAATGCCGTCCTTCGATTGCAACGGAGAATTGAACTACTTTGCTGCTCGAGCGGTTGACAATGGTCGCAAACCCAAATACGATAATCCCGATGTCGACAAAAATCCCGTCGTCTTTAACGAGATTAACATAGATTGGTCGAAGAGATTAGTGCTATGCGAGGGACCATTCGATCTTGTCAAGTGTCCCGAAAATTCAACAGCATTATTAGGTTCGGATCTCGATGAACGCCACGAAGTTCTTAACAAGATTCTCTTATATAATACACCGGTAGCTCTTGCTCTAGATGGCGACATGTGGTACAAGAAGACGCCTAAGATAGTTAAGAAACTTCAAGAATATAACGTCGACGTCCTCGTTGTTGATGTTAGACCGTGGGGAGATCCAGGTAGCATGTCCAAAGCAGAATTTGAAAAAGCTTTGTCTGAAGCTATTGTCTTTGACTGGGGCGATAGGTTTTCTAATAAATTAGAAAAAGCAATGACGACTAGCTTTAGAATCTAATAATTAAAATCGATGAAACAAAAAGTCGCTATATCAGAACGCCAACTTCGCAAAATAATTAGAGAAGAATTGGCAAGACAATATCTCGTTCAGGAAGGTCTTCTCGATTCGATCAAAAAGCCTTTTCAAAAACTTTCCGAAAAGGCTAAACAGATCGTGTCAAAAAAAGTGGACGAAGTCTTGGAAAAGATTTCTGCGGCACTTGAAGGCGTGCAAAAACCAGAAGGTCTTGACGAATTTTTGAAGAAATTTGAACAGACCGAAGGAGGCGTGGACATTAAAAATTTAGCTTTAGAGGTTGGTTTAGAAGATGCTGTTTCTGCTTCTGCGTCTAAAGAAAAAATCGTCGCGACCGAAGGTACGTTTATTGTCGTGAGAGAATCGTTCGACGCCATCCCCGCATCGGCAGAAGACTTGATTTCTTCTTTCGCTCTAATCGAAGGATATTATCAAAAACGCGCTCTTAAAAATTCTGAAATTTTAAACGAAGCACTGTTGACGGAAGCGGTTGGATTAACTGCTCTCGTAGGTGTCTGGTGGGCAGCCGTAAAAGCTGCCGTCGGTTTTTTAGGCGGACTTTCGTTAGCCTGTAAGTTGTTGGCGGCCATCTTTGAAAAGGCACTTAACAAACCCGATATAGCTAAAAAATTAAAACATTATGAGCACGTTTTCCATGAACTAGAAGAGAAAGCTCTAAGAGTCCTTGTCTATCCTGCTCCCGTATCTTACGCTGCCTACCTCACTGCGTCAGGACTAAAGAAAATGTCTGCGTCGAACAAAAAACCTAAAAAGCTTTTGTCTTACGAAGAATTCAATTCGCCAGAAAACAAAGACGAAAAAGTAGCGGCAGAAAAATTAATTCACACTGCCTTGTTGCTGGCCATTATTTTTGAGGCTGTTTCTCACATAGGTCACGCCATCAAAGAACTCGCTGAAAATACTTCCCACGCGCTCGAGTCTATTGGACACTCAGCAGTAGAAATTGGTAAAGAGGCTTCGGCGCTACCCAAGGCGGCACGAGTAGCCGTCACCGCCGGCGCGCAAATTACCTGATATTCTAATTTGTTGAACATATTTGTAATTTGGGTATAAAGTTTACCCAATGGTTAAAATTGCGCATACTGCCGACATCCATTGGCGCGGCTTGAGTCGACATGACGAATATCGTTATGTTTTCGAAGCCTTCAACAAGGATTGTAAGAAGAACAAAGTAGATCATATCTTCGTCGGCGGCGACATATTTCATACCAAGACCACTGGCATTTCACCAGAATATATCGATCAGCTAACGTGGTGGTTAGAATCTATGGCAAAAATTGCCAGTGTTCATTTGACATTAGGTAACCACGATGGTAATTTGGTCAACCTGTCTCGACAAGACGCGGTGTCTCCTATCGTACAGGCGCTGAATAATCCAAAGATCCATCTTTACAAGAAGAGTGGAGTATACGAATTCCACCCAGGGTATAACTGGTGCGTTTATTCTCTTTTCGACGAAGAAGGTTGGGGTGAAGTAAGACCTGAACCAGGAAAAGTAAATATTGCATGCTATCATGGCCCCGTTCAAGGTTCTGTGACAGAAGTTGGTTGGGAAATGGAAGGTATGAATCTAGAATTCTTCAAAGATTATCCCTATGTTTTTCTTGGTGATATCCATCAGATGCAGCATTTAGGTTATCGCGAATGCTTAGTTGGAAAGAAAAAACCATGGATTTCTTATCCAGGAACGCCACTCCAGCAGAACTACGCAGAAGAGTTAGACCATGGTTATTTGTTATGGGATATCGATGATAAACAATCTTGGGATGTTTTGTTTAAAAAGTTACCGAATCCAAAACCCTATGTTACCATTCCGTGGAATGGTTCTATCGATAACTTAATTTCTTCTGCTTCTAAACACCCAGATGGTACAAGGTTTCGAATTAGGTCGTCAGACGCCTTGGGACAAAAAGACTTTAGTTTAATTAGTGAATCTTTGAAGAGCGTAAAGTCGGCCACTGAGGTCACATTCAAGTCTGATTTTATTGTCGATAAGTCGGTGGTCAAAACGAACACCTCGACGCTCGAGAAGGCCGACTTGAGAAATTCCGATGTCCTTTTCAAGTTGATTAAAGATTATTACGCTGGTACACAGATAACAGAAGAACAGTGGAAGATCGTTTTTGAACAAGTAAAATCTTGTCTTTCTACTGTCATTTCTACAGAGGAAACGACTCGTAACTCTAAGTGGTCTCTTCGATATCTGGGATTCGACAATATGTTTGCCTATGGCGAAGGCAATATGATTAACTTCGATAAGCTTAATGGTATCGTCGGAGTATTCGGTCCTAATAGAGTCGGTAAGTCTTCTATCGTCGGTACTTTGATGTATTCGTTGTTCAATGCGACGGACCGTGGTCCCGTAAAGAATATTCACATTTGTAACATTCGTAAGCCATATTGCTCGTCGAAGGCCATCATTAATCATGATGGTACCGATTACGTTATCGAGCGCCAAACCACCAAAAGTGAAAACAAAAAAGGAGTGTTAAACGCCTCTACTGCTTTGAACGTTTTTAAGATTAGAGAAGACGGTGAGGCAGAAGATCTTGCTGGAGAACAACGCGCTGATACTGAAAAGGTGATTCGCGCCCTTATCGGTAGTCAAGAAGATTTCATGATGACGTCGCTGGCTGCGCAAGGCGAAACGAATCAATTTATATCGCAAGGCTCTACGAGACGCCGGGCAGTGTTGTCTAGATTTTTGGATCTTGATATATTCGACAAGATGCACGAATTGTCGAATAAAGAACTTGCATCTTATAAGTCACAATTAAAAAACTACCCCGATAGAGATTGGGCGTTGTTGATGCAACAAAATCAAAGCGCTATCGTTGATTCCGACAAGCAGATCATCGAATTACACCAGTTGATAAAAGACAAGCAACAGACTATTTCCCAACTGCAGATTGAATTGTCTAAACACAGGGGTACACTCGTCACCAAATCTCAAGTTGAGACATTCGCGAAGCAACTTGTTGCTCTTGAAAAACAACACGAACTCCACGCGGTTAATATTTCCAGTCTGGAGTCTGAGATAACTAACAGTAACGAAAAACTGAAAACTATAGCAACTATCAAATCAGAAAACGATATATCGCAATTGCGATCTCAATTAGCTGCGCTTAAAAATCTCGAAGCTTCTTTGACGTCTTTGAGATTTCTTTACGAGAAAGAAAATACTCTTTTTGAACAACAAAAAAAATCTCTTAAAATTCTTGATGAAGTGCCCTGCGGCGATGACTATCCTACGTGTAAATTCATTAAAGACGCTCACGTTAATAAGTCAAAATTAATCGACCAACAAGGCAAAGTAGAACACGCACAAAAGAAACTAGAAGAAGTAAAGAAATCTTTCGAAGAACTCGGAAAAGAAAATTTGGTTGGTCGTTTAGAAAAAATGGAGAAATTGTTGTCTTTGGAGACAAAGCTGTTACTAGACATCTCTAAGAAAGAAATTGAACTTGAAAAATCTAGGACCGTTCACTATTCGCGAGAATCAGAACTAAAAAGTTCTAGAGAAAAACTTAAGGCGCTTGAGGAAGCATTAAAAAATGACGATAATGCAGAAGCAGTTTCTATTAAGCTAAATATAGAAGATATTTCTAAGGCTATAGATGCGTTGACAACAGACAAACTTGATGTGGCTACGCGCAAAGGAAAGCTTTCTGCTAATCTTGAAAAGATAAGCGAAGAAAAAATCGCTAAGGACATTCTTTTGGAGAAGATGAAGGTACATGAGTTGGTTACCGTAGCATTTTCTAAGAAGGGCTTGCCACTAATCATTACAAAGTCGCAATTACCCGTTATCAACGCAGAGATAGCCAAGATTCTTCATGGCATCGTAGATTTTACTATCGAACTTGAAAATGACGAGAACACCGATTCTTCTGAAATTTATATCAACTATGGCGATTCCCGACGAGTTGTAGAACTGTGTTCGGGTATGGAGAAGACCATCGCCTCTCTAGCTATTCGAGTCGCGATGGTCAACGTTTCTTCTTTACCCAAGCCGAATATCTTCATCGTTGACGAGGGATTTGGAACGCTAGATGATGCCGCCGTTGAAGCCTGTAATAGATTGCTGGTTTCTTTGAAGAAATATTTTAAGGTAATTTTGATAATCACTCATGTCGACGGCGTCAAGGACGTAGTCGATCACGTTTTGGAGATTATGAAGAGCGAAAAAGATTCCAAGGTTATTTTTGGAGTAGATTCATGAAGCACGATTGGCAACCTTATCCACGAGATAGAAAAATTTGTTATAAAGAAAACTACGCAATAATAGTTCCTTCTTCTTATGACGACCACGAGAGAAGAAATATGCCTCTGTTTTGCGAAGTTTGTAGTATCCGTTTTGGTCACAAAGAAGACGAGATCACATATAAGAAATTCGGTTGTTGCACGGCCTGTGCGGACACTTGGGCTTATTCTAATAAAGAAAAGTGGGAAGCAGGCTGGCGACCAACTTCCGATGTCGTAAAAAATGTGACTGCGAGAAGATCTTTTGTCGATCAAAACATCGTCTTAGAATAAACGTTGTATATTTAGGACTGGAGATACTATGCCTAAAATCGACTATAACGCCCTTGGACAAGCTATAGACACGACGTGGGGAAGAACGTCGACTCCCAAGACCGCTTCTTATTCTGTTAAGTTTACTCTTGCTGGTGATGTTTTGACTGCTTCTTATCAAGTAGTCGTTAACTTCGCTTCTGAGAAAGAGATGATTACGATGAACAGGATGTACGAAGAAGAATCTAGCGAAGTGATTCAAGCTGTCCTCAAGAACATTAAGGCTATCTATAAAGACTTGTCTGGTTCCACATTGTCAGTGAAGGAACACTCCACGAATACGTCAGTCGAAATTATTGGATTTAACGTGCACAATCCAAAAAGGACTGCCTATTTTCGCAGGAAGACGGCTTTTGAATTAGTCTGATGCAACAACCCCTAACTAGAAACGACCAAATAAAGGAGATCGTCCGCTGCGGCAAGGATCCGATCTACTTTATGAAGAATTATGTAAAGATCCAGCACACTGTGCGAGGTCTTATACCATTTGAAACCTATGATTTTCAAGATGACTGTGTTAAACAATTTGAAACCAATCGTTTCAACATTGTCCTTAAATCACGCCAGCTAGGTTTGTCGACTGTAACAGCTGCATATGCCGTCTGGTTCGCAATCTTCAAAAAGGATAAAAACGTCCTCGTCATCGCTACCAAATTGTCTACGGCGATGAACTTCATCAAGAAGGTGAGGATTATGTTAGACGGACTTCCCAAGTGGTTGTTGCTCACAAAGTTTGAACCAACGAAGCAGGCTATCAGGTTTGACAATGGTTCACAGATTAACGCGATTCCAACATCTCCGGACGCGGGTCGTTCCGAGGCTTTGTCGCTGCTCATCGTTGACGAAGCAGCGTTCATTAGAGACTTTGAGGATATTTGGACCGGTCTCTATCCCACCTTGTCGACCGGTGGCAACGCCGTAATTATTTCAACGCCTAACGGTGTTGGTGGACAATACTATCGTCTCTGGATGGATGGCGAAACCAAACAAAACGAGTTCAATACCATTAAACTACCATGGTGGGTCCATCCCGAGCACGACGAAGATTGGTTTACTAGAGAGACTAAGAACCTACCGAAAAGAAAGGTGGCGCAAGAATTTCTTTGCGACTTTATTTCTTCTGGTGATACTTTCTTACAACCTACCGAGCTCGAAGCGATTAGAGAAGCCATTCGTCCGCCACTCGAGAAAACAGGCCCGCAGTCTGCTGTATGGATTTGGAGAAAACCCGAAGCAGGCAAAAAATATATCATGGCTGCTGACGTCGCAAGAGGCGATTCAGGAGACTTTTCTACTTTTCACGTAGTTGATAACTCGTCATGTGAAGTAGTCGCAGAATATATGGGCAAAATACCGCCAGACAAACTGGCTGATATATTGTTCGAATATGGCAAAATGTATAATGAAGCCTTAATATGCCCCGAGCAAAACACTTTTGGATATTTTACATGTGTTAAACTTCGAGATGATGGCTATCCTCGATTGTATTATCAAGGTTCTTCAGGAGATCCATTCGAGTTTAGACCGACAGACTCCAATGCTGTTCCTGGGTTTTCCACGCAAACAAAAACCAGGTCTCAAATATTGGCAAAATTAGAGGAATTAGCCCGCAACTCTATTCTTAAGGTTTATTCTCAGCGCCTCTATGATCAACTCCAGGCCTTCGTATGGAATGGGTCTAAAGCGCAAGCAGCCAAGGACGCTCACGATGATCTAATAATAAGCCTGGCGATCGCCGCCTGGTTGGTCGCCGGAGATTCAGGCGTTAATGAGCAAGCCACAGCTTTAGCCATGGCGATGCTCAAGGCTACTAAGGTTGAGAGAAACAACAATATGCCTGGTGACATAAATTCTGCTCAACCCCTTGTGAATCCAAACATTAGGGGACTAAATCCAAATTCTCGAGACGTATTAAAACCGAAAGATCCCTCTCAGGTTCGTCATGTAGATATTTCGGATTTTTCTTGGCTGTACCGTTAATTAATTTTTGAAGTAATATCTATTTAGTGATAGAGGACTAAGACTAATATGCCGAAGCTTACGATTTCACGTTTAAGAAAAATTATCGCAGAAGAAGTATCACTTTTGAGAGAAGGTGAAAAAGAAGACCAAGCCGCTTCGATGGCGCAAAATGCGAGTAAACTTCTTAAGGCAATAGAGTCGTTTAAGTCAACCGCATCATCGAAAGCTAAGTCTAGCGCAGATGCTTCGAATGCGACTCTTGAAAAGCACCTTTTAGAGGCTGAAAAAATGCTAAAAAGGATCGTCGCCTCTCCATTGAACTACGTAGATGGTCCTAAGCAGCCCATTGCGGGTACTCCTTCCGCAGTCGTGCCGGATCAATCCCTCGCCGCCGCCGCGACGACTAAAAAAGTTTCTGTAAAGCCGGCCGTGGAAAAGAAGTAAAAGAAGTATACTAAAATTTTTTAGAAGTTACTATCTGACGACGAAAGAGCCTTCTCCACGATTGGAGTGGCAAAACAACGATGGCAAAAGAAAAAGATCAAACATTATTCCAGCGTCTTTCTAAGATTTTTAAGAGCGGTCCAATTGTCAAGCGCAAGATAAGAAATCTCGATACGACAATCGCCGTCGCTGACAAAACGAAGTCTTCTGGTGCTTTACTATTTCAGAAGTCGTTGGCTCCAACTTACGCAACTATCACAGCTAACGCGTACAATCTCTCTGAACGCTTGATGAGGTATCAAGATTTTCAAGAGATGGAATATTGCCTACATAAGGACACAAAGATCGCGGTGCCAGGTGGATACAAGACTATTGAAGAGCTTTCTTTGGAGTGTGAGGCGGATTCTAACAGAACTTTCGTAGTCTATGCATACGATCACAATCTAGGTAGGATCGTTCCAGCGATGGGAAAGCAAGCTCGACAGACTCGAGTTGACCATGCTTACACGGTTACTTTTGATAACGAACAAAAGATCACTGGAACACCAAATCACCGCCTCATGAAGCGAGATGGTACTTTCTGCAAGATAGAAGACCTAAAGTCAGGCGACGCAATGATGCCCTTCTATCGTAGAGACTTATTCAATGGTTGCAAAGAAGAAGGGGAGGGCTATCGCTGGATATACACAATGGACCGACGTTCGAATATGAACGGTTGGGTCGCTGAGCACAGGCTCATCGGTGAGATGATGAAGGGCTCCGAACTCGCCGCCGATGAGGTCGTGCATCACGTTAACTTTACGAAGCACGATAATAGACCAGAAAACTTACGCGTCATGAAGGACCACGATCACAGAAGCCTTCACACGAAGATTATCAACGGGGCGAAGTGGTCCGATCAAAACTCAGAATGGATCGAGAGGTTCAAGACTAATCATTCTAAGTTCATGTCAGAGAACAATCCAGCCGAGAGAAAAGATATCACATTCGGCAGGATACTCGAAGTTTCTGAAAGAGTTAACTTCAACTCAAAAAAGCTTTGCGAAGTTCTTGACACAGACCCGAATGTAATTAAACGCAAACTACGAAAGCACGGATATCAAGATTTCCAAACATTCGCAAAGGCGTACAACCCAGATTGGTGCAATGTAGGTTGGGATAACCAAGGTAAGAATAATCCTCGATATAACCACTCAGTTACCTTCGATAGAATATGTTCTGCTTTTTCTAGAGGCGTGTCGAAGAAGCAGCTTGCAGTTTCTTTAGACACTACAACTACCGTGCTTGACAATCGTTTAAAGGAGCGAGGGTACAAGAACTATACTGAGTTTTCTCAGACCTATGACAACCTCAAGGTTGTCTCTGTCGAATATCACGGAGTGATTCCCCTCTACGACTTGACCGTAGATGGGTACAAAAACTTTGCGACAGATACCGTAATTTCTCATAATACGCCAGAAATCGCCGCCACGATGGACATCTACGCCGATGAAACCGTAGCGCAAGACGACAAGGGTCGAGTGCTTCACATCTATTCAGACAACGAAAAGATCAAAGAGATTTTAGAAGATCTCTTCTATAACACGCTGAATGTCGAGTTCAATCTTCGTTCCTGGGCCCGTAACCTCGTTAAGTATGGAGATTTTTTTCTCTATAATGACGTTTCTCCTCAATATGGCGTCATCAATGCGTTTCCTATACCAGTAAATGAGATTGAGCGTGAAGAGAACTACGACCCGAATGACCCCTTCGCCGTACGATATCGTTGGGTAACATTAGGAAATAGGACCCTAGAGAACTGGGAAGTAACCCATTTTCGTCTACTCGGCAACGACATGTTCTTGCCTTATGGCTCATCAATCATTGAGGCCGCTCGTCGCATTTGGCGTCAATTAATCCTTATCGAGGATGCTATGCTGGTTTATCGAGTCGTCCGCGCTCCGGAGCGTCGCGTTTTCTATATTGATGTTGCCAATATTCCTCCTGAAAACGTTCCGATGTACGTCGAAGAGCAGAGAAAAAATCTTCGTACAAACCAGGTTGTAGATAGAGCAACGGGTCGTCTTGATCTTCGTTATGCTCCTCTTTCTATCGAAGACGATTATTTTATTCCAGTCCGTGGCGGAGAATCTGGAACGAGGATCGACACGCTTGCGGGTGGTCAAAATGCTGCCGCTGTCGAGGACGTTGCCTATATTCAAAAAAAGCTTTTTGCCGCGCTAAAGATTCCTAGAGCTTATCTCGGCTACGATGAGATGCTTTCTTCTAAAGCGACGCTTGCCCAAGAAGACATCAGATTTTCTCGTACGATTAACGTAATTCAGAAAGTCCTTATCTCAGAACTCAATAAGCTAGCAATAATTCATCTGTATTCTAATGGTTTTGATACAGAGGAATTACAGAATTTTACACTGCGTCTCTCCAATCCTTCGACAGTTGCTCAACAACAAAAACTGGAAATCTGGCGATCTAAATTTGAGATCGCGGGGTCGATTCCTGAGGGAATGGGCAGTAAAGAGTTCGCACGCAAGATGATTTGGGGCCTGACAGACGAACAGATCGAGCAGATTGATGAGCAACGTTATCAAGAGAAACTTGTTGATCAAGTCATCGAGGAAGCCAAACCTGATGAGGGCACCTCTGGCGAGGAAACTGGTGGAGAAGAGACTGGCGGTGAGGAAACTGGTGGAGAAGAGACTGGCAGTGAGGAAACTGGTGGAGAAGAGGAAGCAGGCGGAGAAGAGGCTGGTGAAGATCTTTTCGCGGGCGATGATGTCGAAGAGAAGGAGCCCGAAACTGAGCTTCTGATGACTGGCGATGCGGATGATTTAATGCCGACTCTTTTTGAAAAAGATAAATTACCCGTAAAAGCAAAGTCTCAATTGAAAAAAGCCTTATACGATCGAAGCCGTAGAAAAACTCGTCAAGATCACATGGTAGATTTTAAAAAAATGACGGATTATGATGCCGAAGGCATGGGCATGAAAAATGTCTTTGGTACTGACTACATTAAAGACGCAGTTAGTAATCCCCTTAAGAACGAGTCGGTATTAAATGATAGCGCATACGTCAGACCTAATTTGCCGTTGGCTCTACAGTCTACGCTTCAAAAGATGTCGACAGCCCTGCAGATGACGCAACATAAAAATTCGAGTCTTTTGTCCGAGGGAGAAAGTTCGCAGCTTTCATCGATAGCAGACGAAAACAACTTATTTATCATAGACGAAGATTGAAAGGTCGACAGATGTCAAGATCCCACAATAAAAAACGCAACACGGCTTTACTATACGAGTTTTTAGTGAGAACAATTTCTAGTGCCCTGGTCGAAGGAGATAAGAAGAGGTCGTCGACTGCTCTTCGAATTCTTCGTAGATACTATAAGCCTGGAACACATCTCTACAAGGAGTTCAGGCTCTTTAATGCTCTTGTAAAAACAACAGTTAGTTCTGATGCGGTCGTATCTTCAATTTTATCTGAGGCTCGCGCCGCCGCTGGAAATACCGAAGTCGATGCTCTTGATCGAGAAAAATCTTTATTGATTAGAAGCATCAACCATATGATTAAGGATGAAAATTTCTATGATCAACCGATCGCAGAATATCGACTTTATGCAACGATTCAAACTCTTTTAAATGAGTGGAGAAAACCTGCAGGTTCTGCCGACATTGCTTCTCTCGCTGGTTACGAAAATCAACTTAGGGAATGGTTGTTGATCGAAAAGAAAAAAGAGGATCATGTTCTCATCGACGAGACGCCTGGTACAACGCGTCTCCTCATGAAAGTAATGATGAAGAAGTTGAACGAAAAATATTCTTTGACTCTTAACGAAGAGCAGCGAGAAATTATAAAAGCTTATGCTTTCTCCACGGCGAACGAAGATCAAACGACGATCAAGAAGAAGCTCGAAGATATTAGAGACAATCTATTAGAATCTATCGATCAATATGCGGAGCAGAAAAAGGAAGATAGATTTCTTGCGGATAAAATGCAAGATGCTAAATCTAAGATAATGTCAGAGTCTCTTGAGATAGTCGACGATTCTACCGTATCTAAGTTTATGTTGTACTCTACGCTATGTCACGAGTTAACTACCGACGAAGGAGAAAATTCATGAAAGACTTACGCCTTTTAAATTCATATGAAATTTTTGATTACACGCCCGAGATGATCAAAGAATCTCGCGAAAAGAATGGCGGTAAGGTAATGATGAAGGGTATTCTGCAAAAGTCGGATACACTCAATCAAAATGGTCGTATTTATCCCGAGCACGTCCTCGAGCGCGAGGTTAGAAACTATCAAAAATTCATAGTAGAGAATCGCGCTCTTGGAGAACTAGATCATCCTGATTCTTCGGTTGTTAATCTTAAGAATGTTTCTCACATTATAAGAGAAGCCCATCTCGATAGAGGCGTAGTGTATGGAACAGTCGAAATTTTGGACACGCCTTCTGGAAAGATCTTGCAATCGCTCGTTGAGTCCGGCGTAAAACTCGGCATTTCTTCTCGTGGAGTGGGCTCGACAAAAAAACAAGGAGATTATCATGTCGTACAAGATGATTTCCAGCTTATTTGTTGGGACTATGTTTCCGAGCCATCTACGCCTGGTGCCTTTATGTTGCCAGAGGGTCGTAGAATCACCTCCGCTGAACTTCAAAAAGTCTTTAATAAATCTGACAGAATTGACAGAATACTAAATGATATAATTTCTTTTGGAGGAAAGTGATGATATGGCGCTGAATAATCCTCTTACCGGTATAAATTCTACTTCAGAATTTCAATTATCTGGTTTACCTTGGGTCGTATCCGGCACGACAGTATCGAATGTTGTTACCAGATATCAATTGCCTAAAGTAACGAAAAGTATTACCATACATAACTTGGAACCTTCTTCAAATAAAAAAATTCGTATAGGATTCACAGAAAATGGTGTGAACGGTGTCGCTGGTAATTATTTTTTTGCATTTGATTCTGGCGCTCTTGTCACGTTAGATGCAAGGGTTAAAGAATTTTATATTCGTGCTGATACTTTTTCTGATGAGCACGATTACAGCATTTATTGTTCTTTAACGACAATAGCATCAAATATGATGCCCATCTTAACTGGATCAACTGGTGGTGAAACACTTTGGAACGGAGTTGGTTGATATGCCTGTTACAAAGCAGCAGCTAAAATTAATTGTAAAAGAATGTTTATTAGAAATTTTGTCAGAAGGAATATCAAATTCGACAGGAAATATTGTTGAATCTAAGAAGAAAGATATTCTAAAATTAAATTCGTCGCCTCATCCTTCTACAATCATTAGACAAAATGCAAATAATGTTAGAGTTCAGTCGACCGCGCTAAAAGAAGCGATAAAAAGAGAAGCAGGCGGCAACGATATAATGGCTTCTATTTTGGCTGACACAGCTGAAAAAACCTTACCGACGATGCTTGAAAACGATCGTAGCAAGATTATGCCACCAGGCGGCGCTGCCGAGCGCGTAGTCGCTTCCCATGATCCACAAGAGTTATTCGGAGAAGAAGCTGCTTCGAAGTGGGCAAATTTAGCATTTATGGGAATATCGAAGAAATAGCGTTTAAATTTTTCTTATTTTTATTTCATCTAGATATTTAGCAATGTTGTACGGAGAACATATATGAAACTTACGAGCCAATTACTCAAGAAGATCATCGCAGAAGAAGTTGCAAAGTTCGGCGACATGGGCGACCCTGAGGCCGTCGAGGCCGATGAACTTGATGCAGATGAGCACGGTTCAGACAAGGCGCTTGAAAAGAAGATCGATTATATCAAGGCGCTTAAGATTGAAGAGTCTCGTCTTCGTGCGCGCCTCAAGAAGGTCGCCGAAACCCGCACCCGCGTGGCTCGCAGCCTCTGAATTTAAATTTTTAACTGAAAGGCGATTGTTATGGGAACACCAGGCAGTGGAAGATACACAACTTATTTACCTGTTAATAGCGAAAAAGTTGAAAGACTTTCTAAACTATTTAAAGGCGGTTCTACAGATCTGTATGGTGGAGCTAAAAGCAATGCCGAAGCCGCCGCAGCAGCTGTTAAAACGCTAAACTCAGTCAGAGATGGTAAGGGAGATCAAGACATGTTTGGAAATGGCGTGTCTTTAGAATATGCTGATTCTCCCAACACCGCTGAAGTAAAGTGGAAGAATCCTGGCGATCCTGCCAATCCCTATGTCCCTGACCTCACGTCTCCTGGCCCGGGAAATACGGACGGCGTACAAAAAGATACAGATCCCAAGATTAACAGCATCGACGTAAAGCCGAACTTTGATCCTGCGAATCCGAGCGTCAATACGACGGCTCCATCTGCGACAGCGCCTCGCTTGGGCTCGGTCTCGGTAGGAGAAAATCTCGAAAAGGGAAAGAGTTCCGTCGAATAACACTGGCGGTAGAGAATAGTTAATGGGTATAAGAGAGGTCTGATACATGTCAAAGCAATTGTACGAAGAGGCTTTAGCCGACGTGAAGAAGCTAAAGGAGATAGCAGAAGACAACGCCAAGAAGGCTTTGATCGAAGCAGTTTCGCCTAGAATTAAAGATTTAATCGAGGCAGAACTTCTCCGCGAGGCCGGAGAAATGGAAGATGATCTTTTGCTCGATGAAGAACCACCTGCGCCGGACGACGCCGCAGCTCCTGTCCCGACCGCTCTTGATCCAGCAGTTGTCCCTGCGATGTCGCCTCCTGACGAGGAAGGAAAAGTTACTCTCGACCTCGACGCCCTGAGCGTACAACCGTCTGGTGCAGAATTTGAGTTAAGCAACGAATCTATTAAACTGATCAATCCGCTCGTCAATAAGCTTAATTCTGCAACAGCTCTTCGGGTAGAGTCCAGACTCTTCCAACTAAACGAAGCGGTACAAAGGTTTTTGGGAGCTAGCACTTCTTTAAAGAAGACTGCAAGTTACCAACTTAAAATTTTGGAGATGGTCTCTGAAATTGAAAAGACTTATGAATTTTTGCAGGAATCTGCAAAAAACCTTCAAGACAAAGGAGTCTACGAAGGAAAGTTAGAAGATCTATATAAGAAACTCAACAAGCTCGTGGAGCAATACAACATGAAAAAGAACTTGAAGTCATTAACTGAGGCAGAAATAACTCTTAAGCTCACAAACGTTCCCGATGAAGTCAAGGATAATCTTGACGACCTCGGCGTCGACCTCGTGGCCGATGAAGCTGGCGAAGAGGGCGGAGCCGAAGGTGATGAGTCAGATCTCGATCTCGGCGGTGACGACGAGGGCTCCGAGGGCGGCGATGAGGCAGAAGATTCCGACGAGGGTGACGATGAACTCGACCTCGGTGGA